CAAAGCGCAAGCTAAAGTAAAATATCATGGTACAGAATATAGAAAATATGTAGATAAATATCAAGATGTAGACGAATACCAATGGTTAAATACAGATGATATAGACCTACATCCTATACGCACAAAGTTACCAGAATGTCCTGACTGGCATCTAATCACTAACTTCGGACAAGAACTAGAAGATCAAGTATTCGTAAGAGAAAAAATTCCTTTTAAATTAGATTATCTTATTAAGAAAACTAGAGCAGATGTTCGCAAGGATAAGAAACTGGACACTATGTCTTCAAAGTATAGAGCTTTCTATAATCAAGTTTGGGATGTATTAGAAGGAGATAGAAATTATTCTGATGTATTAACATGGATAGCTGAACAATGGTACTATAGGTTATATGGTAAATGGTATTTTATTAATGGCAAACCAACATATATTTGCGGGTGGCATTGGTTTTATCTTAATTATTGGCATATAGAAAACTTTGGGTTACCTGAATACAGAGATAGAGATAGAAGGTGGTATTGGGCTATGTGGTATTTTTATAATGATACTACAGTTCCAATTAAAGAAAATGGCAAATTAGTTTACAATGATGATGGAAGCTTAAAATTAGAGGATGTAGGATACAGGACGGTTGATGGAGTAAATGGTCTTAAGGGTCGTCGTATGGGGGATACCACAAAAGCAGATGAAGCAGAGTTCTGTGTGGTAAGTGCTATGCGTGAAGGTAAAGGGGGTATACAAGGAGATTCTGGAGAAACAGGTCAAAAAGCTTTTTTAGAAAAATTAATGTTTTCATATAATAAATTACATTTTATATGGAAGCCTGCACAAACACAATTAAATCCTAGAAGTGAATTATTATTTGATAGTGATGATGTAGATTTTGGTTTGCAGAGTTTAATTGATTACGCAACAACAGCAGGGAAAAGTCATTATGATGGTCGCAAACTGCATTTCTATCATGGAGACGAGGTTGGGAAAGTGAAGGATCACAGTATTCATGAAAGACACTCTGTTGTAAGACGATGTTTAAAGATAGGTAGCAAGACTGTTGGATTTGCTATATATACCACAACAGTAGATGATATGGGGCTTAAATCAGGGATGGAGTTTGAAAAGCTATCCAATAGTTCTCATTACGAAAAACGGTCAGATAGTGGATTTACTCAATCAGGGATGGTTAATTTATTTTTTCCTGCTTATGATGGTTTTGAAGGTTTTATAGGGAAATATGGAGAAAGTATAATAGATACACCTACAGAACAGCAATTGCCATATGTAGCTACCAAGAAAAGAAACTCTGACGGAAAATATATGGGAGCTAAAGAGTATTTACAAACTGAACGTGATGCATTGACAGAAGTTGGAGACTTTGTAGAATTAGCTCATCAGAAAAGATTATATCCATTTACATTTGCAGAATGTTTTACTCCGCCTGCACAAAATATATTCTTTAATATGGATATATTAGAAACTAATCATATAGATTTAAAGAGAGATAATGAAGCAGCTATACAAGGTAACTTCGAGTGGGTAGATGGACAAGACTCTTGGGTAGACTTTTTCCCTTCGTCTAATGGTAAATGGTTTGTGAGTAAAGTGTTGGACAAATCACAAGCCAATAAAAAGTTTATAAATAGAGGAGTTTATTTTCCTGCCAATGCAGATGTGTTTGTTTCGAGTTCTGATGCTTTTAGATTAGAGAAAACGCAAGGTGGTATGTCAGATGGAGGTGGAGTTGTTCGATGGAAAAGAGACCCTAAGATAGATGCTGATAATAAAGATATTTCAACATGGGAGTCGTGTCGTTCTGTTGCTGTATACAGATATAGACCAGCGTCTATAGAAGAATATTGTGAGGATATGCTTAAGCAAGATATTTATTATGGAAGCATGCAATATCCAGAGAACAACGTAAACCATGTAGCAGATCATTACAGAAGAAGAGGATATGACGGTTATTTATTACACGATACAGACCCTAAGACAGGAAGGCTAAAACCTAATGCAGGTTATCATAGTGGTGGAGCAATGAAACAGAAATTATTTAATTTAGTGGCAGCAGACATACAAAAGCATGGATTAAGAAACAGACACATACAAATTACAGAAGAATGTATGAAGATTAAGGGATTAGATGATATGACCAACTATGACTTATTTACTGCTTATGGAGGAACTTTACTAGCAGAAGAGTCTCAGCACTTTCAATATTTACAACAAATGCAGCATGGAGATACGTATGATATTGAAGGGTTCTTTTATTGAAAAATAGTGTGTTAGTTAATTTAGTATTTTTGTGGTAAACATTTTGCAGAATGATATACGTAGATGAAAAGTACACGGATGCTTCTAAATTTCAGTTTCCAGATAGATATACTGATCCAAAGGAAAAGAAAAAAGAATATTGCTTAAAAAACGCACAAGCTATTTATAGCACACACGTAAGGAATAAGTCAGGAATACCAATAGACATTATTCCAGAATGGCAGAATTTAAGACTTTATGGGAAAGGACTTCAAGATGAAAATCAATATATACGCACACTAACAGGAGGTAATGAATCCAACAATTCAAGTGTATTGGATGTTGTGTCAACAGATTCTACTACATACAACACCAAGTTAGAAAGACGTAAAGCATGGGACAACGTTAATAAGCAAATCATATCACTTGCTCCTAAGATTAAAGATCATTTTTATGGGATGTTTAAGAAGCAAGAATATGATGTTACCGCAAATACTATAGATGAAGATTCAGGTGCTTTAATGGAAGATATGAAGTTTAGGCTTTTAGCACAGTCTATGTTTGCTAAAGAACTAGCTTTACTTCGAAGAACAGGCAACTTACCAGAACCAAGACAAGACTTTTTACCACAAGATATGACCGAATTAGAACTATTTGAGTCAGCAGGTGGATTTAAACTTAATTACGCTATGGATATGGAAAAGCTTTTGAAGCACACATTCCATATAAGCGATTGGGATAATAATATAAAACAAAAACTTATAGATGACGCTACAGATATTGGAGTAGTGGCCACTATAGAAGATTATGATGAGGACATAGGTAAATCAAAAATACGATACGTAGATGTATGTAATTTAGCTATTCAATATTCAACAGCTTATGATTTTGAAGATTCAGAATGGTTTGGATATATGGAATATTGGCCTGTAAGTAAATTAAGACAAAAAGGTTTTTCTAAAGACTTCCTAATGGAGCAGATAGAAAATTATGGAGGTAAGTTTGGAAATCCAGATACGGTAGGTTACGAAGAAGACTTAGGGTTTAATAGACACAATTATGATGCATTTAAGATTCCAGTATTTATTACTTATTGGATAGATATGGATGCAGAGTACCAAGAAGTTTTTATGGACTCTCAAGGCAGAAAAAGAGTAAAACCCTTAAAGTTTGGAAAGAAAGTAGACACAGAAAAAAAAGAAACAAGGATAAAAAAGGAACGTCCATTATATACTTCAAAATGGATAGTAGGCACAGACGAAGTGTTTGACGAAGGTAAAGCATACAATCAAACTTTTAAGGATGAAAAAGCAATACTTCCGGTACGCGTAGTTAAACTAACAGACAACTCCATAATAAAGCGTTTAAAGCCTATATTTGATGATATGCAAATGGCATGGTTGAAGTATCAGAACGCTCAAATAATGGCAATGAACGCAGGCTACGCAATAAATGTAAGGTTATTAAACAACATTAGTTTAGGTGGTAAAAAGCTATCCATGAAAGATGTGTTTGATATTATGCGCGAAACAGGAAACTTATTCTATTCAGATACACCTATTTTTGGGAAATATGAAGGAGGCGCGGTGAATCCAGTAACACATTTACCTGGTGGTATGGGAAATCAGTTACAAGAGGCAGTTACTAAGTTTGAATGGGCTATTAAAATGATAGAACACGAGACGGGGCTTACTCCTATATCAATGGGAGCGACTCCATCTCCAGAGCAAGGTAAGGCAACTACAGAGCTTTCGATGGCAGCTACACAGAATGTAATACGTCCTATAATAGATAATATAATGGTGTTAAAGGGTCGTATAGCGGAGAACTCAATGCTTCGCATACAATTACTTATTAGAACAAATGAACGTACTAGAAAGGCTTATACGAGGATTATAGGCAAAAAAGGAATAGAGGCATTAAGAGCAGCAGAAGGTAGGGCGGTAGCTTATGGTATTGATCTTGAGCCAAGGCCTACGGATGAACAGAAGGCTTGGGTTATGCAATTAGTTAATGAGGCTATTGCACTTGGAAGAGATGGTGTACAGAGCCTTGAGATCAGCGATGCTTTAGCTCTTATAAATCAGTTAGAAAACGGAGGTAACCTTAAAGAAATAGGAATTAGATTAGCTTATAAAATAAAACAATATAAATTAGAGCAGCAACAGAAAGCACTGCAATCAATACAAGTCACATCGCAAGAAACTCAGAAACAGAATGCTCAGAAAGCTCAATTAGAATCTCAAAGAAAGCAACAAGATGCTCAGATAGAATTGGGTAATATGAAGCAAGAACATAATCAGAATTTACAGATAGAAACGTTCAAAGCTAACGCTGACTATAAAGAACTATTGACCGAATTAGCTTTTAAGGAACGCGAATTAGAATCGAAAGAAAGAATTGCTAAACAACAAAAAACAACATCTGTATAATGGGACAGTTTAACGATATGCTTAATAAAATGATGATTGTGGAGAGTATGGGCTTTAATCCATATATAGAAACATATAGTTCAAGAATGGGAAAGATACCAACACAACCAACCAACGGAACAAGTTCAGATGATGATCCTGTATATAGTGGAGGACAAATATCAGAGGCATACATTACAGAAGGTTATGATGATCCTTTTGCTAACTTAGTGACCGATACAGGAGAATTAAATTTATCACAACTAAGTACAGGATACAATTTAGCTCCAGAATTAGGAATAGATCAACAACAATATATTGATTTTGTAAATAAAGAATACCAACAAAATGTAGAAGATTATTATGGGGTTGGTAACAGAATAGAGGTACGAGAAGGAGGAGCGTTAGGTATAACAAAACCTAAAACTACTAAGCCAAATTATAGATTTGAACAGGGGGTACGTCAAGGTGATGATTTGGCAGAAGGTAAATTTAAAAAAGGTGACCCAATTTATTATAGATGGGATGACAATACAGGTAAATACATAACATATGATACTAAAGAAGCTTACGATAAAGCTAGAGAAAACTATAAAAAGACGACAGGGGAAGAAAGTAATTTAGGCCAAGAAAAGTAGTAAATATTTATACCCAAAACGCACATTTACAGTTTTATTATATTTGCAAATAGAAAAATTAAACTAACTGAACAACGATATGAGTACTGAGAAATTTAATAGCGGAGACGCAGAATTAGATGCATTAATCAATGCAGATAAAGAACAAGCAGAAAAAAAAGTAGATGCTAAAACAGAGACTACTAATACAACAGAAGAAATAAAGACCAAAGAAAAGGTCGAAGGTGATAAAAAAGAAGAAACAGACGTTCATATAAATACTGAAAAAAAAGATGCAGAGTCTGATACGGACAAAGTGAAAGATGACAAAGTTGAGTTAAATATTGATGCTTTCAACAGGGTGTTTGGAACAGAATATAAATCAACAGAAGACATCAAACCTTTATTAGAGTCAAGTACTCAGTTAAAAGAACTCAGGGCGAGTTTATCAGAGAAAGAAAGCTTGATAAAAGAAAAGGAAGAACTTTTAAACAAAAAGACCGACGGGTTGAGTTTGTTTGCCGATGAGACAATGTATAAGATCAACCAAGTTTTAATCAATAATCCAGATTTGAACAAAGAAGCAGTCATTAGATTAGCTTCATCAGATTTGGATAATATGGAAGACGTAGACGTCCTTAAACTTCAAAAGTTAGTAAAACTTAAAGGGAAAGGATACGATGAATCAACTATAGAGTATGCTATTAACAAGAAGTATGATTTAGTTGATGATCCTAGTGATTTAGAGGGGGAAGAATTAAAGCAGTATAACGCAAATAAGTTTCTAAGAAGCGAAGATGCGCAAGCTGCAAGAGATGAACTAAGCAAGATGATGAAAGTTGATGTTCCTGAAAAGATTGATTTGCTAGAAATGGATAAACAATCTAAAGAAGAGGCAAAAAAGAAATTAAAAGAAAGCTTAGATTCTTGGAAAAACAAATCCAAAGATGTGATTAAATCGCTAGACAAGTATACTGTAGAGTTTGATAAAGGAGACGAGGGGAGGTTTGATTTTGCATATGATAATGAATTTAAGGGGTATCTTGAAAAGAATTTACCAGAATATGCAGCAAGAGTAGGGTTAGATGCTAACGATCCTAAAAGCATGGAAACATTAAAAATGGCTATCGAAAAGGATTTTGAACATGCCTATTTACCAAAAATGTTTAAAGCTTTTCGGGAAGACTTAATAGCCAAAATGGAAGATAAAGATTATAAACGTAAGCACAATGTAAAAGACCCTAAAGAAGAAGAAGCTCCTGTAAGGTTAAGTGAAGCGGAGAAGAAGAACAAAGAGGTTGATGAAAAAGTATTAAATGACTTAAATAAGAATCAATATTTTTAAAAGATAAGAAACAATGGCAGCAGATAACGAAGTAGTACAAGGATTATATAACGGATCATGGGCATCATTGCACGATTTTGATTTTCCTTATCAGGTACAAAATAAACTTTTCCAGAAATATGGAAGAGGACAGTTCGCAATCGACATTATGCGTCGAATGGGCTTTGAATTTAACTTTGCAGGTACTCCTCACTATGCACACGAAGAAGGTAAGATGTATTCTACACTTACTACTTTTGGAGCATCAACAGGTGGAGCAACAGCAGGAGCGGAAGTAACATTTGAGTTAGCAGAAGATAGTGTTGATAGTAATGGAAATACTTTCGCTAGAGTAGGATTTACTGTATTACATAAACATACTGATAAAAAGGTATATGAATTACTTATTAAAAGTATTGAAGCATCTTCAGGATCAGTAAGTGGTTCTACTTTTGACACTAAGACCATCACAGCAAAACCATTAGATTCTTCATTAGCTGTAGGTGTTGGTGGTATTGAAGACGGAACAGTATTAACAGTAGGAGCTTCAGCTAAAGCAGAAGACACTGATTCAGTAACAGGAACAACTAAGGGAGTGTTCCGTAGAGCTTTCTACGACAGAATATCAAGAGAAAATAAGACATTAACAGGATATCAATTAGGTAGAGAAAGATGGACTGACAAGTTGATCGGTGGAACAAGATATTTATGGTCAGATGTTTATGCTCATGAAGATTTTTTAATGGATGCTCAAATTGAGTTAGGTTCATTTATTGGACAAAGAAATACTAATAGTGTAACAGAAACAGACAACGAAGGTAATGCAGCTCCAGTTAAGAGTGCAGATGGTTACTGGAAGTGGATGGATGGATATGCAGGTAAAATAACTTATGGGACTGGAGATTTTGATTTCTATACTTTTGATGAAGTTCCTGAGTATCTAAGATCACAGCATGTTATTTCTAATATGGCATGGTTAGCCGTAGGCCCTAAATTGTATAAGAAAATGGAAAATGCTGGTTACGAATTTGTACAGCAAGTTTCAGGTGGAACTGATTTTACTAAGTTAGTATCAGCAGGATTTAAAGGAGATGAGCAAAGATTGCTAGGAACTAACTTCTCAGTATTCCATAAAAATGGAATCATGTTTTACGTAACAGTTCTTGATTCATTTGGTAATCCTGACATGTTAGGTAACGACGACTTAGACTTCCAAGAGTCAGGTTTCATTATTCCTATGGGGAATGGTATTGTTGATCCTAAGACAGGAAAGAGCTTACCAAACGTAGGATTAGGCTATAATATTTATGGAGATGTAAACCGTAAGAGAGTTATTGCTCCATTAGATGGTATGACAGGACGTAAAGGGGCTAGAGTTGTATCATCTAAAGATAGAACAAGCATTGAGATGTTGTCTCACTACATGCCTTTCATGATGGGAGTTAATCAAACAATGCAATTATTACCTTTTGAGTCTTATACATAGACTTTAATTAATTAATATTATAGAGTGTAGCCCTCGTTCAAGCATCGGGGGCTATTCTTGTACTTAAAAACTAAATATAAACGCTATGATTTACGTAAACAACGAAAAAGCAAATTTAAAAGATCACAAATCACAGGTAGGTAAGGAATATGCGAAAGCATTAGATTACTTTAATAAAATAGGATGGCCTGTAAGATTTAAAGTAAAGAAACAAATTTTATCTCCAGATGAGACAGAGGACGGTAGAGTGTTTATGGTAATGCCAAGTTACTATATACATCACTCAGCAATTATCAATACAGAATATGGAACAGAACAATGGAGATATAGTCCTAATCCTCCAATCGATAAAAACGTAAGAGGACAATCCGTATTGGAATGGCCTAAAGAAGGTAGAGGTAAAACATATAATCGCAAGGTTATATCCTTTAAAAAAGAACAAGCAGACCTAGTATTCTTTTTATGGTTTAAGAGCAAACCATTTCAATCTATTTATGACATTGATGACGCTAAAGCGCAAGCAGAAGCAGAAGTAAGAGCTAAAATGGATGCAGTTAAATTAGATAGTGTATTCTACAATGAGTCCTCTGTGCTTCATACGGACGAGAATAAGCTAAGAACTATTGCAAGGGCATATAATGTATCACAAGTAGACACAAAGGACAAGAATCAAGTCCTAGTAGCCTTAGATAACGTAGTAAGAAACTTAGTAAAGAGCAAAGTATTAACAGTAGATGAATTTATGGAATCATTAAGTTTAGATACTTTAACAGAGTTGTCTGCTAAGATTCAGAAAGCACATGATGATAAGCTAATCACATTTGATGACAAGCAGAACACATGGTTCTATGTTGATGCGGGAGGTAGAGTATCTGAAGAGATTGTACGCGTTCCTATGAGTAAGACAGAACATAAATATAATTATTTAAGGGATTTCTTTATGACTAATACGCGTAAGTTAGAAGTTTTCTTAGAACATATCGAAAACGATTCTAACAAAGCACTAACGATAGACTTGGATAACTTAGAAAGTTTAGATTGGACTAAAGAGATACTACCATTTATTAATGCAGTAGGAATAGCAGGTACAGGAGCAGGAAGAACTAAGGCTGTTGTATATAATGAGATCAGAGAGAAGTGTCGGTAAAAATGTGATATAATTAATATTAGGAAGCTTTGTCAAAAAATTGGCAAAGCTTTTTTTGTTTATATTTGTACTATTATTTAAAAGAATAAAATTATGGCGTTTAGTAACAGTGATCTTGATGTTTCGTTATATTTCGATTTAGATAACAATCGTTTTAGACTAAAAGATAATTCAGACTATGCAGGAGCATCTCCAGCAATAGCATTAGCAGATGTAGTGGGGGTGTACACATTGACTGATCCTAATTCAAATATATTACACCAGAATGTAGATTTTGACAGTCCAGACATAGATTTAGACAGCAGCTTGTATAGTTCGTATGTATCTTTTACTCCTACAGATGGAGATTATACATTGTTATATTCAGTATATGATTCAGATACTATTACAACTTATACAAAATCATTTACATTCACATATGACGCAGATGATATTCCTGATGTAGTTATAGGCATCGAGTCGAATGTAGGATTGGCAACTATTGAAGCGACAGATGAAACAGCATATGGAGCTACTATAACCCTAAATAGCAGAACACATACTTTAACATATCCTAGTACATGGGGAAGTACTACATCAACAAGCATATTAGTAGACACTATATCTCTTACAGATTTATATACAGGAGAGTATTCTGATACTATTACTTCAGATATTACTATAACAGGAACAGATAACCTTATTTTAGAGAAAACAATTACAGGAACTCAAACTCACGATGTTTGGGATCAGGATGGTTATTATGCAGTAAGAACAGCATTAGATACGTTTTATGATAGATGGACTACAGCACAAACAGATAATCCTAAAAAAGGAAGAGAATACGCAGAAAAATGGAATAAGATAAGTGCTAATTATGGGATGTATAATGCACATAAACAGAATGGAGATTTAGAGAATGCAGGAGAGTATCTAAATAACATTAAAACATTATTAGCAGCAGAGGGTATAGATACGACTATAGACCCTAGTGTTAGCGTTCCAGTTACAGCATCTATTCCAGGATATGCAGCCCAATGGCTTAGTGGAAGCGGAGCGCCAGCCGCAAGTTTAGGTAGAATTGTAGATTTTTACTATAGAGAGGACACTAATGGGATTTATTCGAAAGCTACAGGCAGTTGGGTTTTAATTGGTACAGCAGGGGCTAATACTATTATAGAATTTAGTGCTGATGGGGCTACTGGATGGACGACGACATATGCAAATGGATTAAATTATATAAGATTTAGTGGAAATGGAGGTATAACATGGACTGTTGCAGCTAAATTTATAGATGGATATTATTATTATGCTTATGCTAGTGATGATAGTGGTACAGATTTTATATGTAATGATAATCCAACTTTTATATTTAATCCAGTATTAGAATATATAGCTATTAAAAAGTTTAGTTCATCTCATAATGGAGATTTAGTTGCAGGAGACTTTAGTGGATTATTTACTAAATATAGAGATAATGGGATAATAGCATATTGCACAACTCCTTCTGTGGGAATATCTACTGATTCGGATGGTAATAATCCTATATTTCCAGCAACTAATCCAAAGGTATTAGTTCAAGATGGAGAAAATGATGTAACAAGTAATTGGACTGTTGCTATATCTGATACTACTGGTGTTACTGCATCTATAGTTAGTGATAATCAAGTTGATATTACTGGAATATCTGCTAATGTTGGAAGTATTGAAATAACTTGCAGTAGATCAGGATATGATGATTTACAGGTTATTATAGCAGTTTTTAAGTCTAAGGATGCAGCTACAAATATTAATCTTAGTAGTATTGATAATTTAACATTGGAAATTACTGATGCTTATGGTAGAATGGGAAATATTACTAGCATTAGTGGTATGGATAAACCTTCTATTACTAAATTAGATTACAGAACTATTGCTTATATTGATGAAGGAAATCATTTATTATCTACATATAGATATGATGTTGATTCTAAAAATTTCCAACTTGTAGGCAACACTCTTGATATAGGTGGAACTATAGTAAAGCCAGCAATTTCAGCTTTAAATTCTACTACCATTGCTTTAATAGAAGAAACAGGAGATGCGCTAACTGTGTATAGTTGGGATGGAACTGATTGGACTTCTGTTGGAACGCCTTTAGTTAGGTCTGGGTCTGATTTTGCATTAACAAAATTAGATACGAATAGAATTGTTTTAGTTGATGGAGTTAACATTGAAACTTATGATTGGGATATAGGGACAGAAACATGGTCTAAAGTAGGAAATACTTTAGATATTGAAACTGCTGGATCAGCTACTTACGGTTGGACGTTTAGCGGATTACCTTCAGTTACAGCTATAGATAGTGAAACTGTTGCATATTCTATAGATGCTCAATCAAGTTTAGGTACAGGAGTACATATAATGATAATAACATTTAATGGCACTAATTGGTCATTAAATATAGCTAGTGTTGGTACAGAAGGTCAAGAAGGGAATGTAGCTGTAGAATATATAGGGCAAGATTCTAGTGGTTATGATAATGTTCTTATGTCTATAGGAAGGGATGGGGTTGATTCAGATAATAAATTGGCATTATGGATTTGGGAAGGTTCTGGAATTTTTTATTTAGACGATGATGTAAATCTACAAAGTACTACTAATTGTAATGCTTCCATATCTATACTTGAGATATTAGACATTGATGCAGGAGAATTACATGTGTTACGTGCGGAAGATGGTAACAATAGGTTGGAATTTTATAACCCTTTTAATCCTTCAATAGTGTATGTAGGTAGAGAAGGGGTGAGAGAATATACGTTAAGTGATGGTGTTTTTGACGGAGAAACTATAACAAGAGATAATGATGGAAAGTTTTTAGTAGATTTTGTTGATTTAGATAAGACTTTTAAAAAGGTAAGTGATTCATCTGAAGTTTTTGAAGTTGATTACACCGAAGCTTTATTTTATGCTGGTGGTGTAGCTCCGTTAACTGAAACAAGAATAGCTATTTTATATGCAGATTCTCCTGGAGGGTTTTATCTAAAAACTATAGATTATAATAATGGTATATGGTCTATAGTAGGTAATACTTCTTCTTCTTTAACTAATTTCGGAACGTCAGGAATCAAGTTGGAGAATTTTGGTAAAAATAGAGTTTTAGCTTTCGGTTCACCAACTCCTAGTTGGAGTACGTTAGAGGTGTTTAGTTTTGATGGAACTAATTGGAGTAGTGATGGTTCTCAATTATTAGATTTTACTACAGGAAACTTAGCGGTTAATTGTGTAACTGTTGTTGATGATGAACATGTGATTGTTGCTCTTGCAGATCAAAGGACAACAGGACACATTACACTTAGAAAATATCAATTTACTGGGGGAAGTTTTTCACAAGTCGGTAATGATTTTCAGATTGTAGATACTTCTGTTACACATAGTCCTAACATAGACTTTCAAATGGAAAAAATTAATGAATCATATTTTTATATGTATTATTATATAAATGCTACAGGATTAAATTATTTTGGAAAATTTCATTTTGATGGTACTAACTTTACGCAAGTGTCTTCTGAAAATATAGATTTAGGAGCTGGTATTTCAATAAAATGTTTACAAGATGGCACTTTATTAATATGGAGAGATACGACAGAGAAGATATATAATTATAAGTATATAAATGGAGCTTTACATGTTCTTGATAGTGGCACAACGTTGAGAGCTTCTGTAGATTATGGTGTAATTAATCTTATGTTTGATGGGAAGATTTTAGGACATTATACTGGAACTAGTGCCGATACTCCAGTTGATTTGTATTTTAGATATAAATTTTCATAGATGAGAAAAATTATTTTATGTTTGTTATTATTATTGTTATCTTTTATAGGTTTATCCCAAGTTAGGGATACTATAATTATTGATAACATAAAATATGAAATTATTATTAATACTATAACCCATAAGGTTAAGAGTTGTGAAATAATAGAAGAGGAAACATTTTTTGAAAAAATTTATATTGGATTTTCTACTCCTATAAATTATGGAAATTATAAGCAAGAGATTATATACGATGCTAGTGAGTGGGGAAAACTGTCGTTGGGATATGATTTTGGACATAAAGCAATAACTATTGGAGCTTATGTTAGTTTAGGAAGGTTACATAAAAGAGAAGACAAAATTAATGTAATATATTTTTAGATATGGCTTACACAAATAATGATATATTAAATATAATCAACTTCACTATACGTAAAGATACTAATGGACAACCTCTAACACAAGAAAGGTTTACGAATCTATTAGATATGAGAGGATTAGAATATTTTGAGGAAATGTATGATAGATACGAACAGACTCAAGAGATGACTGATTCCTTAAAAAGATTTAAAGTGACAAATAGTTCTTTAACGCCTAGTGGTACAAATTATTTAACAATACCCACTAACTATGCTCATTCAGGATATTTATATTATAAAAAAGAAGGTATAGATATAAGGCCAGTAGAAATTGTGAGTGACGATCAATTTATGATGAGGCAAAGTTCATCAATAGAAGTCCCTAGCTCTAGTTATCCTATTGCAAGATTTACTACTGATTATATAGAATATTTACCTGCAACATTAGATGATAATTATTTTACTCTATCTTATTTGAGGTATCCAACATCTCCAGTATATGATTATTATATAGATGCTAATGGTATTGTACAGTATTTAGAGGTGGGAGAAGGTCATAATTGGTCTGATGGAGAAACAGATTCAAGTGGAGTAGTACATAATGAAGCTAGTACGTCTGTAAGTGGATACGAATATACATCACAAACAGTAGAGTTGGATTTTAATGAAGAAGACAAGTTAAAGATAGCGGCTAAGATATTACAATCTATGAGTATTTCGATTAATGAAGCAGGAGTGTTCCAGTACGCAGAAAAAATTAAAAACGAAAGCTAATGATTACTAAAAAAGAATTAATAGAGCTAGTAAGGCATCGAGTGAATGGAGAATTTCAAGCCAAGCAGCTAGGTAAGGTTGGAGATCAGATGTTAGCTTATTATATAGGAAGAGCATTTAATCAGATGCTCATTGAGGTTTTTAGACGTAATCTAGCAAACTTTGATCCTTATACAAAAGAATATACAGGTATAGCTATAAGTCAAGATGAAACTACTAATGTTTATTATTCCACATTACCAGCACCAGTAGTACAGTTACCTAGAATAGGTGATGGAGTGTTACAGGTAAGTGGAGACACTAGCGCAAGTTTAGAATTTGTGCCAATAACAAACAATTGTTTGCAGGTTAAAGATGGATTAGATGTAGATACGATAGATGATGTTGTTGGTTATTGTTTTAAGAATGGTCGAATAGAATATCAGGGGATAACTAACACGATTGCAGAAGGAACGGTCAGAATGCTTCTTGTAATACCTTTTGAGGAATATTTAGAAGATGACTATGTTCAGATACCAACAGGTACAGATGAAGCTCTTATACGGTCTGTAATTGATCTTCTTATAGGTACTCCAGATGCAGATAGAGCTAACAACGCAAATTCACTAAATAAAAATATGATACAATAATGGCACACTCAAGTGGATGGATAAGTATAAAAAACATGACTAAAGAAATACTTCTTGAGACAGGTCGTGATATGGGAGAATATAAGAAGTTAATGCACTATGTTATTAACGGGGTTCGAGACCTTAACATATACCATTATGACAACGTAAAGACGGTAAAGAAAATATGCAATGATATAGGAGTTATAAACTTCCCTTCAGATTATGTGAGCTTTGTATCATTAGCTATGGCTGATGGAGGATTAATATGGACACTTACACGTAGAGATGATCTGATACGCACAACAACTGAATTAAACGGAGACGAAACTTTAGATTCTACTATTGGAGAAGGGGTAGATATAGATACAGGAACGAATTATGGATATAAAACTATCGGAGGGAAGAACGATTATTATTATACTTTAGAGGAAGAAAATAATAGGATAATAGTAAGACCAGTTTCTACTACTAGAACATTTTTCTTACAATATATTACATCAGGAATAGATTTAGATGATGGAAACGAAACAACCATTCCAGTAAAAATTAAAGAAGCATTAAAATATTGGGTTTTATATAAAGAAGCTATGAATAGCGATAGTGGAAATAAGAATCTTGTGGCTATGTATAAGAACGAATACAGAGAAGAAGTAAGCAAATTAAGATTCTTACAGCTTCCTACAGCAGACGAATTAAGAGATATGGTATATGCTAATTATGAAAGATTAAATAGATAATGAACGATATTACAGATCAAATATTATTTACAGGTGGATTAGATCAAGACTCAGATGAGAAGTTTATACAACAGGGAGATTATGTGGATGCTAAGAATATAATTACAGTTGAAGATGGGAGTAAAGGTATAGTTATTAACATTAAAGGAAATGAGTTTATTTTTTCTGCTGGAGGATATGGAAACTATATATATGATTTACTAGGATGGACATATTATGACAGGACAAACAGCGTTATTTTATTTCTCAAAGGAGTTCAGACAGGTTCTCCAGTTGTGGGGCAATTAGAGCAAATTATAGAATATAATCCAGAAAGTGATTCGTCTACAGTTCTTATTGATGACACCGATGTATCTTTAGGTTTTTTAGACCCCAAAACTAATGATTATTACATTGATATAAAAGTAGCAGGAGATTGGTTGGCATGGGCAGACAATGTAAATCCTCCTCGTATGATTAATATTGAAGACGTTAGGAATGGAAATATTACTATAAATGAGGCATATCTAGATTTACATAAAAAAAGACCAACAGCATCATCAGCAAGCAAGCATATTCCTCCATTGGTTTCGTTGGGATATGATTCCGATAAAGAATACAACAATTTAGATACAGGATATCAATTTAAATATAGATTTGGTTATTCAGATTTTAGATATAGCACATGGAGTCCCGCTTCTGATTTGGCTATTAATCGTAATTTAGTTAGAGCGGGAGATAATTACAATTTGTTAGGGACAGAGAATTACATTGATGTACAATTTAATTCGGGAGATGTTAATGTAGATTATATAGATATAGCAGTTCGTGAAGGAAATACTGGTAATTGGTTTCGTATTATTAAGATAGATAAAAGCGATCCAGAAAAAGTATACAGTACAGGAGGTGTTTTACAAACAAGTGCATTGTCTGACGACACAGATTATGATTATAGGTTTTATAATAATGAAGGTAGAATAGCTGTTAGTAATGACGAAGCTAATAAAGCTTATGACATCGTTCCAGATACATGTGAAACTTTATCTTTTATTGGGGATAATAGATTAGTGTTAGGAGGATGTGTTGAGGGTAAAAATCTAATTAATATAGATGTTAGCTTATCTGCTTATGATGTTTCAATAAACCAATTTGAGTCTTTAGGAATTAGTTCCGTTACTTTTTCTGGAAACAAAGTATATGTTGATTTTGATCTTTCTAATTGTATTTTTGATGACAACGGTGAAGCTTTAGCAGGAGACTATGTTTATTTTTATTATAGGGTTGAGGTAACCTTAACACTTGGTGCATCAGATACAGCTGAAGCTGATCCGACTTATTGTGTGTTTCCAAATAATATTACGGGGATTGATAATATAGGAAATTATTTAGCAGACAATTTAACGATTGGAGATAGTAGAAGTTACAATAGTTCAACAAATGTATTGAGGATAACATATCAATATCCTGGATACAATGTAACAGGTGTTCAGTCTCCACCTTACACGACTGACAGTTCCTTAATATTTACTAAATCATATGACTTAAACACCTCTACTACAGGGTACGTAAATGATTTAGGTTTTAGTGATGGAACTACTCATAAATTTGCATTAATTTATGAAGATAAATATGGAGTTAAGTATCCAGCACTAACATCTTCAGACACAGAAATAGAAATTGAACCGATATCCAGTGGTACAACTCCAAAACACAGGTCTATAAGCTATACTATAAATAATACAGCACCATCAGGAGCAGTTGCTTATAGATGGGCGTATGCTTACAAACAAAAGAATTTTGTACAAACAATTATAACAGATGTTAGTCAATTTGAAGACGAAACAGGAGACCTTAATACAAATATGTTAGCTTTAGATGTATCAGGTTATAGTCAAATTGATAATTTTGGATATACCTTTGAATCTGGGGATCATATTCGCATAATAAGGGAGGGAGGGAGTTATGGTTCTCTTGGATCATATGTTGATGACGCTCCTTTTTTTGTTGTTGAAGACGTTAAGAGCGTTATTAATGATGGAAGTGACGATCTTTATGGGAAATGGTTAATTATCAAACAATCTTTAGTAGACGGATATTCCATATCAAATATAGGAGACCCATCTAAATTTATGAACGCTTTTATAGAAGTGCGAAAGTTAGAAGAACAAGACCAAGATTATGTGTTTTATGAAATAGGTAGTGGAGGGTATTGTGTAGGCGGAACTACGAATCACGATGATTGGTTTACTGGAACAAATACTGGATATCTAAATCAAGGAGACGTTTGGTATCGTAATATTGTTGGGTATAGGAGAGAAGCGTCTGGAAAGGGTTCTGTTTCAGCAGGATCACCTTTTGGGCAGTCTCCACTTCCTTATGTAAATGCGCCCCGTAGGGATGTTGGGATTGCAGATGTTAATGTTGAATTTCCAGAATCAGAAAATAAATATTTTAACATTATACGATGGTCTAATAACTTTATAGAAGATACTAAGGTAAATGGTTTGTCTACATTTGACAATTTAGATAGAGTTAAAGTATCTGAAAATCATGGAAAGATTAAAGGATTAGAAGAATTAGGAGATAGTTTAGTTGTTATATGTGAAGAAAAGGTACTTAGTTCATATGTAGGAGCTACAGAGTATACAGATACGCAAGGAAATGTTAATGTAGTAAAAAGTACTACACCATTAAGTTACTTAAGGGCGCACAACGAAAGATATGGAACGTTCTTAAAAGAAAGCATTGTAAATACGGGTAGTTATATATACTTCTATGATTTATATAATGGAGTTGTAGTGCGCAAGTCTAAAAATGGATTATATCCTATATCTGGAAGAATAGAAACTTCTAATGGAGGGTATGACTATAAAATGAGAACATTCTTTAAACAGATATCTGATGATTTAGTTTCTACATTAGAAGATAATGACGTTTATGATGTTAAATGTTTTATGGGATATGATCCATATTATGAGAACATTTACATTAAATTTTTAGATAGACAAACAGCAGCTAACAACAAATGCCTAATCTTTCACGAGCCATCAAATAGGTGGATCGGAGAATATGAAGTAGATGATGGTAGTAATAAGTCTACATTATTCCCTTTTACTAAAAAAGATATATTTAGTTTTATTGAATCAGATGGAGGTTTATATATATTAAACAGCGACAATGTTAATAGATGTAATATTTATGGATTAGCAAGAAGCTGTTACATCCAATTCGTAACGCATGAAAAACCTAATCTAATAAAAGTATTTAACAGCATAGGTATACATGCAGACAGCCAATGGACAGTAGACCCTATAGAAGGGGAGGCGAATAGCAACTATCCTAATGGATTCTATTCTAAGATTATAGATAGCGAATTTATCAAAGAAGAAGGAGTGTGGAGAGTAGCTATGCCTCGAAATATGAAGACGCGTAGTTCGTCAGCAACTAATTACGATAGAATTAACGGTGATGAAGCTCGCGGATATGTATTAAAGTTTAAATTGACCAATAGTGATACTGATGAAGCTAAACTATTTAAAGTGGACATTAATTCAATAGTGAGTAAGTAATATTTATATATTTATATGGTTGGGTTAAATTTAGTATATTTGTAAACAGTTTAAAATATTATAAGATATGAGTTTAGATATTGGCGCAATTGTACAAGGAGGTACTGGAATTGGCGAGATTGTTGCTGGCATGTTAATACAAGATAAAACAAGTGATAAGCTTAAATCTAATTGGGAAGATAGACCTGTATACGAAATTCCAACAAGTATACAACAACAAGTAGAGCTGTTGAGACAAAGAGCCCAACAAGGATTACCGGGAGAAGATTTAATAAGTTCACAAATACAACAAGAGACAGCACAAGGAGTTTCGGCTAGTAGGGAAGCGGCAACGTCAGCAGCAGATTTGTTGGGAGCTACAACTAATTTATATGGACAACAAACACAGGCTTTGACAGATTTGCAGATACAATCAGCAACGCAGAGAGCGGCTAATGAATTACAATATGCACAAGGTTTGGGGACTATGGCTCAATATGAAGATAAAGCTTGGAATTGGAACGAGAGTTTAGAGTGGCAAACTAGAAGGAATGAATTAATGGGAATACAACAATCTGCATATGATATGTTAGTAGGTGGCGTAAATACGCTAGCTCAATCAGGGGCTAATATGAGCGGTAGTGGTCAGAGCTTTAATACATCATCTAGTAACCCTAACAACTATTAATTCGAGGTCAATATATGTACAGATAAATAAACAACATATGACATCAACACCAATAATATACACAGGCAAAGAAGTAGCAGTACCTAATTGGAATGAGTTTAATAGGAACTTCAATGCTCGTATGGCTCAAATAAGTCAACAAAGGCAACAACAGAGACAATTTGAACAACTACAAAAAGAAAGACGAAGAAAAGAGTTCTTTGAAAGTTTAGATATTGATCAGTTTAACTTTACAAGCGAGAACTTAAAATCTAAACAATATCAAGTTGTAAAGGGTGTTGAGGATTATATTACAAATACTCTTAAACAAAGTGATGGAGATTTATCTGATGAAGATTTATTAAAATCAAGAATGCTTTCAGGGAGAGCCCAACAAGAAATACAGAAATATGCTAATTGGGAAAAGAATTGGAAAGTAGACTTACAAGCAGCACAGGATAGCTTAGGAGTATTATATGACGAAGAAAAAGTTAAAGAACTTATTGCTGGTTGGGATGGTAACACACCTTATAAAAAATCAAGATTAGAACAAGCTTTTAGAGATGTATCTCCAGAAGAAATTAGAGCAAGAAGATTCCAAAAAACACAAGACCCTAATTATATAAATGTAGTAGGACGCATGAACGGTAAAGACGTTCAAGGAAGAGAACAATATGACGAAGCTTATTATAACAAAAGAGTAGATGAAGACGGTAATGAATATCTTGTGCCAGACTATAGAGCTCAGGTTGGATTTTTAAAGTCAATGACAGTAGAAGAAGAAGAGCAAGGATTGTTGGCAGAGAGAGCATACGATAAACAGTTTAATTCTTTAGGGGATGATCTTAAAAAGACATATATAGAAAAAGCTAAGGGATTAGGATTAGGAGAGGATGATGCTAAATATGTATATGAATTAGATCAAGCGGGAGGAGCATATTTTTCACAGCCTACTAAATTTAAGGCTACAGAAAAACAAGACCCTAAGACAGGAGGTAAAGATAAACGAACAGTCATAGATGTAACGTCAGGAAGTGGTCAATTTGGAGATAAGTCTATAGTATCATCAGGTACTAAAATGTACTTTGATAAAGAAGGGAATAAGAAAAAAGGAACATTTAGAAGAGGAGATTTAGTATATACAGATATTGAATGGGCAAAAAATCCAGAAACAGGAGATGAGGAATGGATGGTTAAAGGATATATCCCTAAAGCAGGAGAGATAGACATTCCAGAAGACGCATCAGAATCAGAATTAGTAAGAGCTATACTACAAGCATCTGCTATTAAGGGTGAACGTGCAGTAGAAGAAGTAAGAATACCTTACGAGTTCATTAAAGAAGAGATGGATAGAAACTATAGGTTAGAAGGTATGGATGATTTTGAGCCACTTACAACTACCTATGTTTATAATGGTGCAGAATATAGTGAAGATGAAATACGACAAGCAGCAGATGCGTTAGATATGTCTGTTGATGCGTATGTAAAAAAATACAAGATAAAGACTCAATAATATATGTCTACACAAAAGCCAATATTACCAGGATTAGAAGGAAGCAATGTTTCTAACAAACCAATATTGCCAGGCCTAGATGTAAAAAAAAAAGAATTTACAGAGGAGCAATTAAAAGAAGCAGAAACTTCTTTAAAGGGATATTCAGTAGTGTCTCAAGAATTAAAATCAGAAGTCCCTTCTATTACTAAAGAATCCACAGAATTAGACATTGTTCAAGAACAAATAAAAAACATAACTGATTTACGTGATAAAGCACAAGCAGAAAGAATGTCATATGCTCAGCGTAAGATATCTTTAGAAAGAGAAAAGAAACAACTAGAGAGACAACTTTCTTCATTGCGTGGATCATTAAGTTCCCCTACAGGAAGAACATCTGTTAAGATAGATAAGTCAAAACAGCAAATACAGGAGAGATTAAAAGAGATTAATGATGAATTTAAGGTATCAGACCAAGATTTACAAACAACTATAGATAAAGAAAGAGATTTAGAGCAAGCACATGACTTCCTTAAAAAGTCAGAAACACTACTAGAGCAACCTAATGACAATAGTCTAAAAACATTTAAAGAAGGGTTATTCTCTCCATTAGCTAAAGATTTTTTCACTTTAGGCGTATCGCAGATGGCTAGTCAATATAATATTATGGATATTGCTAACAAGTACAGAGAAGAGGGAGAAGAGGCTTTATCTAAAGAAGAAAGAGCCACTCTTGGTGCTTATGGTATGTTTTTATTAGCCAATCAACAGCCGCAGTCGGTTACATTTAATGTTGGTAAAGCAATCGCAGAAATGATCCCTTATATGGCTCAATTTGCGTTAACAGGTGGAGTAGGAGATTTAGCTAAAGGAGCAACCCAAACGTTACTTAAGGCTGGAACAAAAAAAGGAATACAAAAAGCACTATCTCAAGGTACTGCATTTGCAGCTGGGGCTCTAGCACGTACGCCATTAATGACAATGACGCAAGAAGGCTATGCTCGACGCAGAACGGGTTTAGTTGAACCTAAATTAACAAATGAGGGTATTGAGGGGGAAGTGAAAGCAGGAACGGAAGATAGTGTGGGAGAAGCCGCATATAAGGCATTTGCAACTACATTTGCAGAAGTGTTTACGGAAGAATTAGGAGGAATTGTTACTAAACCATTAGGTAAATTAGCTAATAGAATAGGTATTAATAGTCTCACTAAGAATATTGATAACGCAATAATCTCAAGAATAAAAGATGTTGCTAAATTTAATGGTGTTGTAGGAGAATATTCTGAAGAGCTTATAAATAGTTATTTACAAGCAAGTCTTACTAGAGATCAACCTTTATCTGAGGTTTGGAATGGCAAACAGCAATTAGAAACATTATTAACTGTTGGTACTATGGGGTCTTTATTTATGGTAGCGAACGTAACACTTCCTAAATCAAAAAAGAATAAATCTAAATTATCTGATGAAAGAACAAAGTCATTTGATAAAATTAACGATCAGTATAAAGAAGAAGTTCAAAAGATTTCAGATATAGAGGATGTTACCGAGAAGGCTACTGTTATGGAACAATACCTCTATGAAAAGAATATAGAAAGCGATCAACTAAAAAATATAGTAGAATACTTAACTTATGATAATACGATTAAATCTATAGATGTAGTAGAGGATGAAATACGCCCAGAAACTAAAATAAAAGCCGACACAGGCACTCAAATAGTTTCCGAAGAAGAAACTACCACAGAACAAAAAGAAGCCGTTAAGCAGGCTAAAATTAAAAAAACGGAGGTAAAAGATGTACAAGAGCAAGAAAAAATGCAAGAAGAAGCCTTACAAAAAGAGCAAGAAATACAAGCGCAAGTAGAGGTTTTAGAGAAAGAGAAAGATAGCTTACAAAAAACTTTAGAAAGAGTTCCTGAAGATCAAAAACCAAAGATTGAACGGGAGATAAGTGATGTAAATCAACAAATTGAAACACTTAAAGAAGATGCCGAAAAAATTACACAGGTGCGTCAAGAAGTTACAGAGGAAGTGGTACAGCGAGAAGAGCAGTTGGGCGATATGCAAAAGCAGCCAAAAGAAGAAGCACAAAAAAAAGTAGAACCTTACAAAACGAAAGAAGAATTTAAAAAAGATTTCTTATCAAATGAGGTTATTGGAGAAACAGGCAAGACTATTGCAGAGATTAACTTACAAGATACTAATGTTCCAGGTTTAAAAACTTCAGAAAAGATTTCTGCTGCTAAGAACTTGCGAGAGGGTAAGATGACTAAGCAAGCAGAGATATTGAAAGACTATCTCAATAAAGCTTTTGAATCTGGCACATTAGAAATAATTCCTATAAAAGCAGGAGGCAAATCTGTTAAAACAAATATGCCTATTACTGAAATTGCAAGACCGCAGCAAGTGATTGAAGAAACTCCTTTAACCAACAAAAGAGCTATGGGGCAAAAAGCTTTAGATTCTAAAGTATTAAATTCAGAAGTTAAAGCTAAAATAAAACAACATGGTATTGATTATTTTGTAAGAGGAGATCAAGTAGTAACCGAAGAAGCTAATGAGATAGCAAGAATATATCAGGTTACAGGTAATAGAGATGGATTAAAATCACTTATACTAGATACTACTAATAACATAAAAGGCGATACTCGTACAGAATTAGCTGTTGCTTACGCAGAAGAAACTCAAAAATTAGTAGATACAGCTAAGACGGTAGAAGAAAGAAAAGTTTATGAACAAGATATAGCTGATGTTTATATAGCAGAGATGGAAGGAGCTACGGAGACAGCAAGAGATTTAAGATCAAAAGTAAGATGGCAGCGTGTTTTACAGAACAATCCAGATGTAGTTGTTGAGTACAAAAAGCGTCAAGTTAACAAAGAAAACCAAGAGTTTTTAGAAAAAAACAAAGACGACATAAAAACAGCTAAACAAGTTATTGATGAGTATTTAGAGAGTGATGACTTTAAAAAGAAAGTTAGAGAAGCTGTTAAGTTAGAAAAAGGAGAATCTATAACTAAACGTCGAGAAAGAGGACAACAAAAAATATCTAGTGCTTTAGATAAATTAGCAAATCTTTCAGGGGCTAAAAAGAATTTTGTAGCAGATAATGATGTAAATACTAATAAGGCAGATATTATTGAAGCTGTTACAGAACTTGCTAGTGGGATATTAGACTTAGGAGTTGCCAATATAGAAGATTTAATTCATAAAATAAAAGTTCAAACGAGAGAATATCTTTCTCCAACAGTTATAGATGATATTAAGGATAAGGTAATAAAAGCCACTGATGCTGAAAACAATCTGCAAGAGAAGAAGCTAACAGCAAAAGATGTCTTAGATTCTAAAGATATTAAGAAAGTTGTTGATAAGATATATTCAAAGGCATTAAAAGCAAACAGAGCAGACCTTAAACGAATACTCTTAGAATCTATTGATGTAATATTAGAAGAAGGGAGTATAGATAGCAATGCTTTTCAAGAACTATATGCTAAAGCAGCAGGCAAACCTTATGTAGATACAGAGCTATCCAATGAAATAAGACAGTCTCAAGAAACCATAAATGATGCAAGAAAGATACGTAATAATATTGAGTCATTACTAGATGAGGCTATTGCCGAAACCAAGAAAGATAGTCCAGACACAGAGAGACTAAAAAGATTAGAAGATCAAATTAAAATACAACAAAAAGAGTACAAGAAAGCTTATAGAGAGGCAGAAAAAGCTAATGCCAACCTATCGAGGATATTTGCTCCAGAGATGACAGGAGCGCAGAAATTAAGTTCTGGTGTCCAGGCAGGACTTATGACGTTTTCTACATTCCTATTAAACCCATTAGCTAATATGGTATCTACTATTCCTAGAACTGTAAAGATGTATATAGAATGGGGACTCGATTATGGAATGTATAGATTAGGAACAATAAAAGAAATATGGTTAGATAAACTAGACAGAAAAAAATATCCAACACTATATAGAACGATAGCTACATTGCCCGATCCTATAATGACAAGAAATGCACCTGCCTTTAGTAAGTATTATTTTAAAAACATCCCATCAGCAGTTAAGCAATCATTTCAAGATGTACTTACAGGACAAACCCCAGATGATGCCTACGTAAGAGAAATTGCAAGGGGGCTACATCCTTTAGATGCAGCTATAAGAGTTTATGAGAGATTAATAGGCAAGCGCAAAAGAGATTTTGGAAAACTATTAGGAGATATGTGGGAGTCTAGTTTAGGAGCTTATGCAGAAGGAGTATTTAGACTTTTAAACTTAGGAGATAAACCATTTAGGATTCCTGCTATGTTAGCAAGATTAAATGAGATTGCAACCATTAAAAAGCTAAAAGGGTTAGAGAGGGAGAAATTCTTAATAAATCCTGATGAAGAATCTTTAAACGATGCTGTGCAAACAGGATTAGAATCAACATTCCAACAAACAACAAAAGCTTCTAAGATGATTATACAAATGAAGAATTGGGGGAATGATTTACCTTCAGACAATCCATTATCTAAAGTAGCTAAAGGGTTTGCAACATTATTTACTACAACACAAATACCTTTTGTTAAGACATTAGTAAATATAGCCAATGAAGGCGCTAAATACACATTTCCTTGGTATTCTGGAGTATTAGGGACAAGAGATGTGTTGCGAGGGAATAGACGGGGAGCATTGGATAACTATTCAAAAGCTATTGTAGCAAACATTATAGGAATGGGTATTGCAGAGCTAATGGCTACAGGTCTGATGACATTAGGACGAGGAGGAAGAGAAGAAGATGATGATAAGTATAACAGAAGAAAAGTAGAAAAAGCTGAATATGTTGGTGATTATGGTGCAAACAGATTAAATATAACAGGTACATTAAGATATTTAGCAGGAGGCAACCCAGAGTGGAGAGATGATGATGTGACGATTAATTATCAAGGATTAGGAATTATGGGAGTTGCAGCATCAGCTAAAGCAGAAGCATATAGAGGATTATCGCCAGAGGAAATACAAGAACAAGCATGGTTTGATTATACATTAGGAATGGCGTGGGGTACGTTGCAGGGGGTGACAGAACAACCATTTTTTACAGGGCCAGCTACATTCTTGAGAGCATTTACAGAAGGAGGATACGCATTAGATAATTGGATTCAAAATACATTAAGTGCGTTAAAAGTAGCAGCAATACCAAATACATATGTAGCAATTAATAAATATAGAGATAATAGGATTAGAGAGGTAAGAGAAAAATATTTAGAACAAACTAAGAGCAAAGGATGGAAGGAAGTTAAGAATAGATTAATATCAGAACTAAAACCAAATTCAGACTTACCAGTTAAGGTATCTATTTATGGAGAAGATGTAGAGAGATATAAAGATAAGCAGTGGTGGAATTTGATTGATCCGTTAAAAATTAAAAGACATGAGTCAGACTTTGCTTTTAAGGTATTTGATTTATACAATAGGACTAAAGATGAATCTGTATTCCCATCATATCCTAAAGCATCTATAAAAGATAAGGACATTAGTAATGAATATGTAAAATTAGATGCTAATCTGTATAACAAATACGCAAAAACATTGTTGTCATTTAAAGCTACAATTCTGAAAGCAGTAGTTAATTCTGCTGACTGGGAGCAAATGTCAGATAATGATAGAGTTGCTGTTTTAAGAAAAATACATGATATGTATATGCGAGAAGGAGAAGCTGGTTACATAATGAAAAAGGTTTTTATCGCACAAAATTATGAAGAGCTAAAATTATTAGCAGAAAAACAAAAGAAAGAAAAAGAAGATAATTAAGTACAACAAACGATTAACTATTAATTTAGTATATTTGTAATAATTTTAAAATAGATAGATATGGGTAATGGATTTGGATATATTTTAGCAGGTAGAGGAGGAGTAGTTCCTTACAAAGGTACTACAGAAATAACAGAAACTTTTTATGGTTTTATTCCTCAACAAGATATGACGCCAACATCATTAAAAGAGCATGGAAGCACAGATAATGTAGTTAAAGCAGGAGTAACCTACAAACAAGGACACTTCTATGCAGCAAGAAGCACTTACTTCACAAGTATGGTTATGGCTAATGCGGATGATGAGGTTGATATTGTATTGACTAAAGAACAATAATAGTGATATTATGCCAGGAGTTGGAATTATAAATAGAACACCAAGTATATTAAGAGCTGGGGCAGGATTACCTTACCCCACAGAAGGTTTAGAAATACAATTATTAAACTCAACCTATGAAGATGGTGGTACTACATATTACCGTAATTTATTAGGTCAAGATATTCCTGTAGTTGGAACTGATGGAGGCGATGATATACTTGATTTTTCAATTTTTAATGACGATAGATTTGATAAAGGGGCAGTAGTAGGTAATAGTTTAGGATTACCAGAATATTATAATAGTCCTTTAGATGATTATTTTTATTACGACGACACAAGTCAAACAACAAGAAGATACTGGAAACTGAAAGATTTTCATTATTTTTATGTACAAAGGCAAACTGATATTACACCAAGATTATTAAATAACGAATTTTTCTTAAAAGCCAAAGCTACCACAGATACAAGTAATGTAATTGACAGTATAAGTGAGTTATTAATATATTCAACCGAACAAACCGATAACAACCTTTCTAAACTTAGAAAGTATATAGGTATTCAAGATGATTTTGAAATTAATATTTATGATTTTGGCGGATTTATTACTGACAGTTGGATTGCCAGAACAGGTGGAAGTATTGATTCAGAATATACAATATCTGGAAATGGAGCGTTTACAAATAATAAAATATTTGCAAGTGGCGTAAAATATAGATTATTAGTAGCGAGTGATGATTTTTCTAATGTAAACAGTTTTTATGGTTCAGGATCAAGTGGAACAGATTGGTTTTATATAACATCGGATTTTGAAGATAATATATTTGTAGCTGGTGGTGATGGTGTAGTCGATAGAGGAATAGTTATAAATACATCTGGTCAATTTACCGTAGAAACTATATGTGTATGTCAAATATATGAAAACTACTATAAATCATGAGTGGAAACAGAAATTTAAGTATAGAAATAAGAATAAGTGATATATCAAATATACCGCAAACTATAATTGATAAATATGATATTCAATTTTCAAGTAAAGAAAATTGTTATATTCTTTGGATACATCCAGATGGATATAAATCATTTGATCGTAAGTTATTACCATATATGCAATATGTAAAAAGTGCTTACAATCGAAGAACGAAATCAGACCATTTAGATTTATTTATCGAAAGCAAAGAAATTGACGAATATGGAATTATCATCGGAGAAATCAAATATAAAAATATTCGATGGTCAGAGATTATGAATGTTGATTTATCTAAAATATTGCTTAAAAAAGAAATTGAAACGTTACAAAAACAAATGTTTAATTAATATTATAAATTATGAAAAATTTTAAAAAATTAGAAGACGAATTAGAAAAAGAAAAAGAGGGTGAAGATGATAAAAATAATGATGAAGTTGAGCCAGATCCTGATTAATAAAAAATTAATTTTACTTTTTACTTTTTTGTTTATACTGGGAAGCTATCATTTGCTAATGACATTGGTAAAACTTAATGTATTTAATTTAAATGAAGAAGCTATTCCAAAAGTTACGTTTATATTAATAAGATTTTACCATTTTAGTTATAGCATGTTAATAGGTTTAGGAATATCTTTTAAATGGGCAAAAAATATAAACTGGATTTGGTTATATTTAACATTTAGGATAATTTACACTTTTTCAAGGCTAATACCAATTATAGATGATATTGTTAGTAAGACATTAATAGATGGTTTAAGTTTTGGAATTTTGATAATAGTGATATTGTTAATTTTCAGAAATGAAAAAAATTGGTAATTTTATATTGAAAAGTTTATACATTTTCATTTTGATGATATTATCATTAATTTTGTTTTGGGAATTATACGCTAAAAATTACGTTCAAAAATATATCGATTTTGAATACGGTCACGACATCAAAGAAACTAAGAGTAATAGTAATTTAATAATTGAAATGTTAAACGATGAGCCCGAAGGATAACAGTAGATTGAAAATAATAACTTGGATAGTCGCAATATTTATGCCCTTAATGTTTGCAATTCTTGTTGCTTATTTTCCGATAATAAACAACAATTCAAAAGCGGCTACAGAAGCGTTGGTGGGAATCAAAAATTTAGAAAAAAGTCAAGCAAAAGAATTTGAAAATATTAACGATCAAATTAACAATGTCAAAACCGATATTAGTATAAATAAACAAAATTTTAGAATAGTTACGGATAAATTGCGAGATCAGGGATTATTGAAAAATGTTGTAATAATCGATAGAAGTTTTATTGAAAATAATTAAAAATAAATAGCATGAATTTATCAAATCATCAATTTGAATTTCTAAAAGATTTGTCGTCTTTGATTGATTTTATATCAAATGTCAAAAAAATAAAAATAACAGCTACATGGTTGCATAGACCGCAAGAAGTTCAACAACAATTATATAATGAAGGTTTAACAAAAACATTAGAATCAAATCATTTGTATAGTTGTGCGATTGATTTAAACATTTTTATTGGAAATCGAATTTTAACAAATTTAAGAAAAAAAGATTTAACAAAAGAAGAAGTTTATTTGTTAAATGAAATTGGTGCTTTTTGGGAAAATTTAAATAAATTAAATCGTTGGGGTGGTTTTTGGAAATCTATTTATGACCCTGGTCACTTTGAACGAAATGTTAAATAATATAAAAAAATATATAATGACATGAAAAACGCAATGAAGGATTGGATCACTAATATAGTAGCTATATTATTATGGGGAATTAGTACATATGCTTATTTCTTTACCGATAAAGAAATGAAGTTCTTAGTTTATATTGGAGTGATGATGTTAGGTTTTTCTTTTTTGTTTATAGATTCTAAACAAATAAGAGCATTAATTATTAAGTTTGTAAATAAGAGAATAGAATCATGAAAATACTAACAAAACTACTAAACGTTTTGGCAATGATCTTTGTGGTAATCGGCATCTATTCGACTATCATGTATTTTATATCCATAAAACCATTAAAAGAAAAACACAGTGAACTTGTGCAAAAGAAGCACAGGTTGGATAGTATAATTCAAAATAATGACAAAACAATAAATATTTTAAGGGATTCTATAGAAGTAAAAGAAGCAGAAATAAGATATTCAGAAGAGAGGATAGGAGAATTAGAAACAGACATCTATAATCTAAAGAAGAAACATAAAGAAAAACTACAAGAGTTAGAGGATTACACTTTAGAACAAGTTTTAGATTATATTTTAGATTATTATGATACAGATAGTACAGAAGCATGTATCAGAACCACAGATAAAGGTATTGAGATCGTCATACAACCACGTTTAGTGTATGAGTGGACATATACTATAGAAAAACTAGAAAGTACCTCAAATGAACTTATATTAACCAAAAATAAAGCATCAGAATATTCTATATTAACAGAAGACCTAAAAGATAAGATTAATTTACTAGAAGGAAGGGATAGTGTGATGGTTAATTCGTTGGAAACGGCACAAGAAAAGAATGGAGTTCTTCAACAGTTGATTGAAAATAGAGATAAACGCATCAAACAAATCAAAACACAACGTAATATAGTTGCAGGAGTAGCAGTGATAATAATAGTAATTTCTTTAATATAGTTTCTTTTTCATGATTAGTTTTGGCGTCTGGCTTTTAGGAGTCAGACGTTTTTTTTTATGAATAAATGTTAATAAATACTTGTTTATGTCAAAATTTAGTTGTATTTTTGGATAAAATTAATAGGTAAAAATTATGAAAGATGAAATTTTATACAACGTTAAGCTTATGATACGTTGCGTTTAATAACATAACTTTTTGATAAAAATAAAAATTATATAAAATGAATATACTTAACAAATTAGCAAAATGTAAGCAATGGATTATACGCATTGTTAGCAGTAGTTTATCTGGGAGGGTTTTTTATGATAATGGTAAAAAATATATTATTCCTAAACACGTTTGGTTTAGCACAACTTTTAAAAAATATGGGAATGTACATAAAGCAAAGTTTGTTATCAACAAATACTCAAAGTCAGAACCAAAACGAAGAATATGTAAATACATAGATGTTACAACTGGAACATATTTTTGTTTTGTAACCGCAAAAAGCAAAATAGAAGCACAAAAATTATTTTATAAGCAATTGTGCGAATCAGGTGTTATTTTAAATGAAGAAGAAGAATGGAATCAATTTTTTTTCGGGCATGAACAAAGCGAATAAAATTTGACATTATGGATATAGTAGAACATGCCATTAATAGAATTGAGTTTAATGAACACAAAATAAATGAATCTTTAAAAGAATTAAAAGAACTTAAAGATAATTTAATTGTAAAATATAAACATCCTGAAATTGATATTAAGAGATTACTTCAAGATGAAAAATATAGATACATTATAGCACTTAAATTATCGAAAAATAATGTAGAAACTGCTAAATTATTAGGAACTACTGAAAGAACATTTTATAGAAAAATGAATGAATTTAATTTACATAACCAATAAAAATTAGAAATTATGAGACAAGAAGTAAAATTTAGAGCACCAATTAAAGTAATTGAAAGCGACAACTATTATTTGGTAATAGAGGATGCCGTTGGAGTTACGCATTATTTTCACAAAGAACATGATAATAAGTATGGAAAATTTAAACAAGGCGAATATGATGGATGGAGTAAACAAATTCGTAGTTTAAATGATAATACGAAAAAATGTTGTGGATTTTAATGTCCCGTTTAGAGGTATATCCCGAAATAAAAAAAAAACTCGTAGAGTTTTGGGGGTACGGGATGGGTTGTGGGAATACCGAGCAAGCAATGGTTTATAACACAGCGGGATTTATGGGACGGTTTGGGGCTTTTGCCCCAAAATGGACTATGAAATCACAGTTAGGCATAAAATTTTTTGATATGGAATTTATAGTAGAATTAGAAGAAGGTGTTTATTTGGCTACTTGGTCTGGCGACCCTGGGCGAACACTAAAGATTGAAAACGCACAAGTATTTGTCCGCGATAAAGATGCTGATAATGCTCTTGTTAGAGCCAGATATTATAGACCATTTAAGTATGCCAAAGTGCGAAGGCAAAAGGAAGGGTTGCGAAGCAGCTAAGGATGGGGGGGATTTTTATGCCTAACGGTTTGGCTATGTTTAGTAGCCTAACCACTAACTTTGAAATATTTACTAAATTTGCATAGGCTATTAAATATAGCTTTTGTTATAAACTTTTAAGGGGGCTTCTTCGGAAGTATCAGCAGAAGGGGAACTTCGATAGCACAGTTGGTATGAGGCAACGACTTCAAACATCGTATATCGTAGGTTCGATTCCTACCGAATGACTTAAAACGAGGCGTTACTGCACGCCTACCCTCTGCCCCCTTAATTGTTTTATAACTATTAAATAAACACACCTGCATTAAAACTATTATATTTAATATAAATTTTAATATAAAAATCAAGAATTACCATAAAATTAGGGGAAATTTTTATTATATTTGTATTATGAAAACACTAATATTATTTCTATTATTATTTCCTATCTATTCTTATTCGCAACAGGTAGGAGAAAAACTAACCCAAAAAGAATCATTAGCTCTTGTAGAAAAAGATCATTGTAACAAGTACTATTATACCTCAGAAGATAGTATCATTACTATTAGGACAAGAAAGTCAGATGATCTTATATGGGATATAGACTATCAAGTAAAGAGGACAAGTAAACTTTCATGGGTAACACAATACACTCAAATAGGAAGAAACGTATTCTATGATGAAGGAGATTATTATTTTGTATTTATTATAGGAGAATATTATTTAATACAGATTAGGAATGCGGAGAAAGTGTCGTCCTTATAATTATGTTAATGTACATGAAATTATTAAAAGTGATAAGGTTTATGTGCCTAAGTTGAAATGGAAATTTGAATATGAAAGCTATTTTTTAAGTGGTGATAGGCAGCAAATATTGGATGCTATGTTTCAGCCCAAAAGTAAGGTTGTAAGAACAAATACAAGTTTTATCAGGAAGTTGGTTATAGAGATAGGGATTCAGGAGTTAAAGATTCGTAAGATAGTAGAAGGTAAAACAGCTAAAGGGTATCCTAAGATTATAGTATCTTGGCATAAACATCCTGGAAAGTATATGATAGATGGGGAGGAGTTTAATAATTCTAGCGCTAGCAATAAGGACAACATTTATGATACTATAGACTGTTTGCATTTAGTACAAGATAAAGATAGAGCTTCTTTTGCAAAATATTGGTTTAGACCATTTACTAATTCATTTTCAAGGGAAACATTATTAAGAATCCCTAAGGGAAGGAAGTTTAAATGTATAGTTGCTCATGTAGAAGAAGCTTTTAAGGAAAGAGACAAGCAGATGTATTACAAACAAGGGAACAGAATAGGGCAGCCAATAGTATTATTAAAGCCAGAGATAGTTAAGGTTTATCCATTAGAAACTCCCAATAAGGATATAAAAATAGATTATTTTAAATTATATAAACCTATAAAATTATAAAACATGGAACAAATAATAGAGTATGAAGCTTTAGAAAGGAAAACAATATCTCGTGTTGTATGGTTAGACATGGATAGAGTGTTTTTTATTTTTAACGATGATTCTTTTTGTATTATTAAAGGAAGCGGGTGGGAAGAACCATATGCTGAAATAGATACAAATGAATATAATTTAGAACCTTACGAATGGAACTATAATGATTTATATAAATTAGGATTCATATCGAAAGAAGAATATAAGAAAATAGCTAATAATGCTAAGGATATGCACAGAAAGAGAATAGAAGAAGCAGATTTAGAAAAAATAAACATACTAAAACAAAAATACCCACAATATTTTAAATAACATGGATACACAATTTTTTACAATAGATGAAATATCAGCCAAAAACTTTAAAGGGCTTAAAGATTTTAAAGCTGACCTAAATAATGTTTCTGTAATATTATCAGGATCAGAAGGAGTAGGCAAGTCTAATATCTATCATTTGGTTGAAGGATTAAGAAAATTTAAAGGAGCTAAAATTACTAAAGGGGAAAAAGAAGGTAGTGGAGAGATCAGCATAAGTAAAGGGGACACTAACTATCGATTCTGCTTTAGTTTTACAGAGGACAATAAACATAAACTAACAACATATGTAGATGGAGAAGCTAAACCGATAACAAAAGCAAGGCAAGCTTATATTTTAGAACAACTATTAGCTCCAACATTTGATATTGATGCCTTATTAAACTCTTCAGGACAGAAACAAGCAGAAATGGTAAAAGAGGCTTTACGGATAGATACTGTAAAAGAAGAGGCATACTACCAACAGAAGTTTGAAGAAAGAAGAGATTTAAAAAGGGATTTATCTAAAAATCCTAAACCAGAAGAAGTGCCGGAAGCTAAAGAGGTAGACATAAATGATCTTTTAAAGCAGAAAAAGGCGATAGAAGAATTTAATGCTGAACAAGACGCTAAACAAAAGATTATAGATTTCTATTTATCTATGAGTAAGAAGTTAGATAAACAGATTACCGATCCTGGTTCAGATGCTTACCTTAAACATATAGCTACCTCTAAAAACATGCATAAAGATATTATTAAGTTTATCACAGAAAACATTTTCAAGTTAGATCAACCTAAAAAACATAAAACGCTTGAAGATGTAAATAGAAGCCTTGAGGGTGCGCAAAAGACTAACGAGAACGCTTTAGCTTATAAAAAATATTTGAGCTCTATAAAGGCTTTTAATGAGCTTAAAATAAAAGTTGATAAAGCAGAAGATGAAGTAAAGGAGGCTAGAGAAAGATTGTTAAACAAGATGAAGCAAGTGGACATTCCTGTGGACGGGCTTGAACTAGATATGCAGATGTCAGATAGTGGAAAGATAAGCACTACATTAACTTATAATGGGCTAGAGATGAACGATGCTAATATTAATACGAGTAAAAAATACGCCATTGCAGCTTACTTACAAATGAATTTATTTAAAGAAGGGAATCTAGGAGTATTCCATGTTAATTCTTCATTTATGAGTAATTCTACATTGCAAGATATAGCAAGGGAGTGTAGAAGATTAAATTTACAATGTCTTTTTGAGATAACTAGTAGAAAAGCTAATGAACCACTTAAAGTTGAATCTATTTTATAAAACAATTGCTAAATGAGAATAAATAAGTGTAAACTATTTGGTCATAAATGGATTCCTGTATTTATTAAAGGAGAATATAATGGAAAAACCATTAAATTTATTGCTTGCTTTTGTGATAGATGCAGGAAAGGATATAATGAGGCACATGATATTAATAAGGCAGCAATAAATAGAGAATATGGAACTTATAGTGAGAAATATTTTAAGGATTAAGTAATGACCCAACAAAAGAAAACATTTCTAATTAAATATACGGCTTTTGACAAGAAAGGGAAGGTTCTTAAAGCTAATGGTGAAATGAAGGTCAAGAATAAGGTTAGTAAATTTGAAGCTCAATGTAGCTTTGAAGAACATCTTAAAAAGAAGTATAATGATTTTGGAAGACTTGTGATTCATGGTTGCACTGAAGATATTGTGAGTAATATGTTTGGCGATATCGATTCGAATGCAATGGATATTTTCAATAAAATGTTTGGAGGATTATGAAATGATACTACTATGGATATTATTTATATTAATCATTGTTTACTATATCTTTAAACCAGATATAGATATAACAAGAGAGAAGGATGTAATTCTCTATTATAATTGGTATAATACCAGAAAGTACATAATAGTGTTTAGATTGTAATGGAGCTAAAAATATACGACGAACAGTGTAAATTAGATTTGTATAATGAACTAAAACGTAGGCGGCTGCCCTATAAGGTTAAAATAGCTCCTATATTTCAGAATAGAACTCCTACACAAAATAAATATTACTGGAGTGTTGTGGTTAGGGGGCTTTCAGAAGAACTTGGGTACTATCCACATGAGATACACCAACTACTGTTAAGTATGTTTGCTATGTTAGAAGAAAAAATAGATGAATATGGGAAAGCATACATAGTAGTTGAAAGTACAGCAAACATGGATAGCGTAAGAATGGAAATCTACTTAGATGACATTAGAAACTTCTTTTTGGCTGACTTTAATATTTACATACCAATGCCAGGAGAAGTTATTATAGAAGAAGTAACAGAGAAAATAATATATAAATAATTATGGAAAACAGAAAATCTAAAACAAAAGAAAGAAAGTTTTATAAGGAAAGCGAATATAACGGAAGATCACAATTTACTTTCTTAATAAAATTTGAAGGTGATGACAAACAATATGTTTATAATTCATCTGTGAAAGAACCTAAATATTTTAAAGAGGGGGAGGAACAAGAATATACCTATGAACATAAGACAGGAACAAAAAAAGATGGCACATCATGGGAGATGCATGTAGTAAAGCCCGTATACCCTAAACCTAATTTTGGAGGAAAAGGAGGATTCCAGCAGATGACTATTGAGGATTACATTCAAAGACAGAAAGTAGATTCTGTAGGATATGCTATGAGCTATGCAGAGAAGTTAGCAGAAGCTAAAGCAATAGAAATAAATAATCTATCGGAATACGCTAAGATAGTCCTTAACTGGATGTTAGCAGAAATAGATGAAGTAGCTAAAACTTTTAAAGAAAACGAATAATGGAAGATTACACAGAACAAAGATTAATAAATGTCCTTACTTTGGATATTGAAACGCTGCCATCGGGTAATCGCTTGACAGTTGATGAAATGAGAGAGAACGCCCCCAAAAACTATAAGAAAGAAGACACCATAGTTAAATGGTGTGAGGAAAATATAGAAAATGAATATAGAGGTAGATCGTTAGATAGTTTAAAAGGGCGCATTTTATGTATTGGAATGAAATATAATGACGAAGAACCTATCATTATTCCTTATTATAAAGATGAGAGAGACTTAATGGATGATTTTACAGAGAAGCTTAACTCAATAGGTAAAGAAATCTATTCATGCGCTATTATGGGACATAACATTCGCAAATTTGATCTTCCTTGGCTTATACAGAGAGGTTTTAAATATGGTTTAAAAGATATTATAAGATTACTTCCTACAGATAAGTTTGATAAAAGATTAGTAGATACTAATGAATTGTTTAATGTGGGAGTGTATGCTCATTATACGAAATTAAAAGATATGTGTATGTTCTTGGGGGTAGATACTCCGAAAGATGATATTGACGGCTCAGAAGTATATGATGTGTTTATGAAAGGAGAATTAGACAGAATCTATACTTACTGCAAAAAAGATGTAGTTGCTACTTATGAATGCTATCAAAAGATGTTACCATAATGAATATACACTACAAAAAGGGAAAGCGTGCCAAAGAGTTATTAAATATATATAAGAATCCTTATAGACAAAATACTTATGAACACGAACAATGGAAGAAAGGATTTGATGAGGGCATACATGAACCTATAGATTATGAAGTAGAGATTCCTGATTGTGATGATGTATTAATTGAATATGAACCCTTAAATATAGATAAATGACAGAACAGCTATATAGGAAGAAAGGACGTAGATATGTACCAATAGGATATTCGGATGGCTTTAATGGCTTTCCTAGTGATGGATTTTGGTTAGTTCAGCAACGAGATGGGGTTAAGTCTTCAGAATGCATTATTAAGATAGATGATTTAGAAAACTTAAAACCTGCTGCTAATTTTATATATGCATATAAGGATAGAATAGTCGACTTTATGTTGAAAAATGAGGTAAGTAGCAACAGTCTTAATCAATATGTTTTACAAATGATAAAGAATATTACAAAATGAGTATGGGAAAAATATTTAATATTAACGATGATTATAGAATAACATCAGATAAATATCAGTATATCGTACAGAAACGATTCATTATTGATAAAGAAGGATCAAAGAATCATGGACAAGTGGACTGGCGTAATGAAGTTTACTTACCTAAAATAGAAGATGTATTAGAATATTTTATGGATTTAGGAATTAAAGACCACATAGAGCACATCCATATGATTAATGAATATTTTAAAGATATGAGTGGTAAGTTTAAAGAGTTCTTAGATGCTTATAAAGATAGGAAGGGAAGGAAATGATAAAAATAGGAATCGATCCAGGAAAGAATGGATTTATATGCATAATGGACGATATATCTGATATTGGATATATAGAGTGTAGATACTATCCTATTCCAGTTATTGGCAAGGAAATAGACTTAAAGGGATTAAATATTATATTTGAGAACCCTAAATTGAAAATGGGAAATATACATTGCGTAATAGAAGATGTACATGCTATATTTGGTTCATCAGCTAAAGCTACATTTAGCTTTGGATGGATAGTAGGAGTATTAGAAGCTATGTTAGTGGCACATCAAATTTCTTATACTAAAGTTAAACCTAAAGATTGGCAAAAAGTAATGTGGGAAGGTATACCTAAACAAAAGAAACCTAATGGCAGAACAGACACTAAAGCTATGAGCTTATTAGCTGCAAAGAGATTGTTCCCTAATGAGGATTTAACAGCTACAGAAAGATCAATTAAACCTCACGATGGAAAAATAGATGCTTTATTGTTAGCTGAATATTGTAGGAGGAAATTCTAATGCCCAAACAATGTAAATATCCTGGATGTACAAATATTCCTTTCAGCAACACGCATGGATATTGCCTGTTTCACATGCCTAGAGCTCGTATAAAGAAAAAAAACATTTCTAAAGGGGAAAGTATTACAAAAAAGAGAAAGTCGATAAAAAACGCTTATTTTGGCTTTAAAACGCAAATGGAAATGTTTGACTATATATGGAACACAAGACCACACATTTGTTGGATGACACGAAGGCAATTAAAATATGGCAAAGGAGATAGTAAATGGAAAAATCAGTTTGCACATGGTCTTCGTAAAGGAACTTACACATATTTTAAGTTGAATCCTGACAACATAAAACTACTTGATCCAATAATACATGATCTTGTAGATAATTTTAAAGAGGAATATAGACAACAACTTCCACATATAGATTTTGATAAATGGTTTAGTTACCAAGCAGAAATGAAAATTAAATACAAAGATTTTAAAGATAAAAATTTATTGGCATGAGAACTCCAAGAACAGACTTCGAAAAATTATTATTTGCTCATAATTATATTAAGATACTCAAAAAACAAGTAAAAGATTTAGAGTATAAGGTGTATTGCCTTAGTTATTTAGAGAATGAAAAAGAAGTTAATATAGAGTCTAATAAGTTTAAAAAATATAATAGGAATCTAATTAAACAGAATAAGGATTTAATAAAAAAGAATAAACAGCAAAAGGATAATATTAACCAATTGCAAATAGCAATTAATAAATTAAAGAAGGAAAAAGTATGAAAATAAGCAAAACAATTAAAGAAGGCAAGATAACATCATTCTCTATCACATTTGAAGATGACGAGGAGGTAGGATGTGCTGAAGATATGACTATATTCTCGGAAAGAGCATTGGTTAATCATTTTGAATATAGAAATAAACTACCAGATATTGTGTCACGCATTAAAAAGGAACTACAATGAAAGAATATGAGCAATTTTTATTGGATGAATTTAATAATCTTAAAGAAGAATATCCAGCATTAATAAACACAGCAAAGGAATACAAAGAAGGATTTAATATAGTCCTTGCAGCAATAGAACGTAGAACAAAAGCACATAAAGCAGTACTTACAAAATGGCTAAAGCAAAAACTATCATAGAAGACCCTAAAATAGATTCTATATGGAAAGTTATAGAATCTACAGTGTTGGGCGCATTGAATAAAGAACCTATGCTATTTGGTTCTCCTAAACATATCGTAACAGTAGATATGTTACGCAATAAAGGGCGTAAAAAGGAAATAGTTGTATCTCGACAGTTGTGTTATTATTTTGCTATGTATGTTTTTAACGATGTACTAAACGATCAACCGGGACGTAATAAAGTTAATTATATGGCATTAGCATCCAGATACGATCAAGATCATGCTACAGTTATTCATTCAATAGAGACTATAAAAAAATATCGTGACACAGAACGTCAAATATTACGTCTTATTCTTTCTTGTATAGACAAAATATTGGGTAAAATTAAAGACGGAAGTATAAGACAGCCAGCCCATAAATACTACGATTGGTTGTATCCTAAAAGCGAAATATATTAATACATTTGTTTTGTTAAATTATTATTCGTATATTAGCCCCTTTAAAATTAACCAAATGTTAAACGAAATTAAAAGTAATGAAATGCGTAATAATAACTTTAATAGTCATTTTTATTAATTTAAGCACATTTAAAGGACTTTATACCCCGAATCTATCTAACTATGTCACGGAACAAAAAGAGTCGAATATAGAGCGTAAAATACGCTTAAACGAAATTTTAAATCAAAAAGAGTTCTCTGAGCAAGCCTTAAGAGAACTTTTAGTATTATTAGAAGTACCTGATCCTAAAATTTCTTTTAATCAAGCAAGACTTGAAACAGGAAACTTTACATCAAGAGTTTTTAAAGAGGGGAATAACTTATTTGGCATGCACATGCCAAGAGTGAGAGACACTTATGCTTTTGAATATATGATAGCTGATAATAATAGAAGGGTAGCAAAGTATAGAAGTTGGCAATCAGGAGTGCTTGACTATGTACTTCTTATTAAATATTACTCTGATTTGGGGTACGACACTACTTGTTTTTATACATTTTTAATAAATATAAATTATTGCGAGTTAGGGGGAGGGTATCTAGATATTCTCAAACAAATGACGTAAAAAAGGGAAGACTAATCATCTTCCCTTCCTTTTAATACATTTCGTAATACTACGACATCTTCATTCTGTGTAAGCACCTTTCTAATCTTTCTAAAATCACCTGTTTTACTTTTGAAGTTATTGCGCTCTATACATAGCTCTACTGCTTGAGCTTCTTCTACAGGGTTTAACTTATAACTAAATTCAGGAAAATCTTGCATTACGCTTTCTAATTGTACTGTATCAATCATATATGTTTATAGGTTTTAAATAAAGTAAAAATGGATTGTAAATATACTTCAAAAAAGGTTACACTATTGCTCTATATTTTCTTCCTTAAAAACAAATAGTTGACCTGATTTTATATATTTAAGCAGATGTTCGTCTGTGGTGTGTTCGGTTATTTCATAAAGCTCATATCTTTTTGAGAGACATCCATAGATAAGATATTTCATTCCTATATTACGCCTGTGATAGTTCCATTCATTAGGGTCTATGGTTACAAAAGCCCATATACTTTTACATGGGCTTGCGTTGTCTGGTAGTTCATTGTAGAACTCTAATCCTAGAAAGTCTGTTTTATGCATCTTTATTTCTTATTTCTTTTTATTAAAACGCAATCTTTGTTATCTTTCATATCTTAGTATATTTAATTAATTCTTGAGGAAGTCTATATAGTGTAATAAGAATATCATCATGAAAGAAAAATACATTCTCTCCATATATTCTAGGATTATTACATACTTTATGTATCTTCCATTTTCTGTTTAAATATTTTGTTAGTTTACTTTTTGTGTCAGCATGAGTCATGCCTTCTTCAAATGCTTTCTTAGCCATTCTTTCTAATGTCTTGTTCTTCCATTTGAAGCGTTCTTTTGCCTTATCTTTGGCGTGAGATGTTATTTGTATCATAATATAATTCTTTTTTATCCGATTTCCCTTTAATGGCATATACTACTTGATCTCCTTTTTGAGTTTTAGGAATAGTGAATTCAGCAATAGCTAAGATAGTAAACTCATCAACTTTTGTAATGGACATTAAATACTCATCTATTTGTTTTATTTCGTATTCTCTTATTTCTTCCCAATATTTATCTAATACAATTTCTTCATCAAACATAGGAATATTTTCTCCTTTAGGAGTCATCCAGAAGAAACTATTAGGGTCTAATATGGGCTTTGTATATATCTTAACAACAATATCCCCATCTTTTATTTCATTTCCTTGCCAGTCTTTCATAATATAGCCATTACATCTTTACGTTGAAAATAAACATATTGATTACCATCTAATCTTAATTGGTATTCAGCTTCTAAAACAGGATAATTTTTAGCTTTAGTAATTACTTTACTTCCTTCAGTAATTATAGGATCATCGGTTATGTTGTCATCCTTGTAGGCAGTGTTATGAACTCCTGCTACTTTTATTTCAAATCTATCCTCGTAAAAGGATTCCTTAATCTCCAATTCAGATCCCTTTGTTTTAGGTAGTTTTTGAGCCAATACAAAGCCGTTTAACATCTCTGTGGTATCAGTGTCCATATTGGGATTTAATTGCAATATGAGGCTTCTATATGGTAATACGTAGTATATTATATTATCACATACTACTTTTTCACAGGTTATGCCTTCGAGGTAACCGAAATAAACAATGTTACCTATTCTAGGGACAGTAGGGTTATGCCAGGGAGTTCCTGCTTCGTCATAAGTAACGCTTTCTGGTAACTTAGTTATATAACCACGCCTTACGCTATGCTCACCAGCGTCCCAGTCTAATCCATCCTTTGTTTTGCCTAACTTTATTTCTACGTCTCCTATGTTTAGCTTATCAGTATCATCAATGATTTTTACTAAAACATAGTTCTTTCTTATTTTAGCTTTTTCTATATCTGTTATTTGTATCATATTTTAGTTTTTATATATTCTTTAACATCTCGTAAAATAGTTCCATTATGCTTACATACAATATCAGCTATTTGTATATCATGCTCAAGTTCGTCATCATATTGAACATGTTCGATACTGTTATTTAATTGAGCCTCCAATGGATATACTAATAAGGCAGCTAATAAATCATTGTATTTGCCTAATAGTACCTCCATATACTTTTTATTAAAATATTCTTGTTTTGTCATAATTAATATTGTTTTAATGGTTCTTTAGAGTCTGGCCTTCTCATAAAATTTAAATCGTTTATCAACTCTTTTGGTAAATGATCTAACATATGCATTTCAAAAACATTGTCCTCGATATGTTCAAACCAATAGGATAAAAATCTATATTTTATTATACCCTCATGCGATATTTTAGTTCCGTGATTGATTAATAAATTCACTACATCTTCAGATAATTTTATTGTATATTTCATAACATATTTGAATTAAATTCTTCTGCTCTGCTTTCGAGCCTAAATATACGCATAAAGACACCTAACTCTTTGTATAAATATTCTTTTTTATTAGAGTCATTATTTATTACATAATTAAATTCTGTGTCTTTCATGTTAAAGCGTCCTTTGTCCCTATCTACTCTTTCGTCTCCTACAGATTCTCTACGATCAAATTCTCCTCTGTGTATACGTACACTATATATATCATACACTTCTCCCCATTCTTTTTGTAACATCTCTAATCCATCTTCAGTAATAAGATAAGTATTTATATGACTCATATCATTAGTTAAAGAACAATAGCTATATTGCTCTTTACCTTTTTCCCCAAAAGTAGTTTCTGCTAATTTTTCTCCTAAAAGATCATTATATTCTTTTGTAGATAGAAATATATGATCGGTATCTTCTGGATTACGTTGTTTTCTGTTTGTGTAGCTATTAACTAGATTAATATTATAATGATTATATAGATATTTAGCGGCTAGAGATTTTCCAGCTCCACTCTCACCAATAATACATATAATACAAGGTTTCTCTATAAATTCAAATTGTTTTAATGATGTATTCCAGAGTTGATTGTTATAATTCTCTAAACCAATCATCTTTTTAAGGGTCACATCATTTAAGCTCTTATCATCTATATACACATCAGCGCTTATCTTTCTTGTGTCCGTACCATAACGTTCTATCAATAATGAATCGTTCTCGTTAAAGTAATCGTACTTGATTCCTTCTGCTTCTAACCATATCTTAGCCTGTTCTGCATAATGTAAAGCACGACAAGTGTTGATTACAATTGTATGTCCCCTATTATATAAATAGTTAATACAATATTTTGCATTAGGCAATATGTCCCCTATAAAAGGATATTCTTGTTTACAAATAGTTCCGTCAAAATCACAAGATATTACCATAACTATTTTAATTTAGTTTCTAATATTCCTATTAAGTTACGACAATGTATCAGAATACCATCTTCAGTATCTTTTGCCCCAGATGTTGTAAAAGTTACCACATCTCCGGGTTCAACTTTTTTTTCTGTCCATTCTCCCTTTACAGCTAACTTTAATATAAGTACATATACATCATCTTTTATAGCTAATACAGTACCCTTACGCTCCTTTTTAAGATATTGTTTAGGTATATATATAGAAGAATTATTTTCTTGCTTATTTACTTTTAATAATACATATTTTCCTGTAGGCTTTATCATAATAGTTTTAAATTAAATTCTTTAATAAGCCCCAGAAGTTGCTTATTCTTTTTATACATGATAATTATCTTCTCCTGGGGCGTTAGTTCTTTACCTTCTTTAGGTGTATGTTTCTTGTTTTTCATATAAGTCCTCAAAATATATTACCATTTTAGAATGGTAAAGGATCATTATCATTATCTTCCACAGGTGGTATTTCTTCATTAGCAGAAGTTTTATTTGCTTCTACATGTGTTAGACGCCACGCTTGAAGACTATTAAAATAACCAACCCTACCATCTTTTTCCCACTTTCTGCCTCTTACATTAAATTCTACTTTAATGCCTTCTCCTACGGAAAAACTATCTAATGCAGATACGTTATTTTGGGTTATCTCAAACTTAATATAGTCAACAAATTCTTTTTGTCCCACTAGCTCTGTTTTAGTAATTACAAACTCTCTTTTCTTAAATTTGTCAGATATTACTATAACATCTGTTTTCATTTCTAATTTTCCTTCAATTGAATAATTCATTTTTTTCTTTTTTATATTTATAATTAAACCATGCTTCAAATTCTTTTTCTGAAAACTCTCCACTTAATTCTTTTACGTCTCTATAACATTCTTTTAGCTCTTCTTTTAAAAGTTTTTCAATATCTTCTTCTATTCGATAATACCTTAAAAGGTCTACTCTATAACCAGTGTTGGATTTCTCCTTGTATTTGTAGAGTATGTTATCAATTTTATCCTCTATCATTAAAATTTTAGATTCTACATCAACAACATCAGATATATTTAAATCTTCTGCTTGTGTAGTCATAGGATAAAATTCCCATTTAACTTCAGGGTTAAATTCATTCATTTTGCTTAAGAAGTTATCTAAAGCAACTTTATTTTCTGGATTTAAGTTTTTTATATTTGCCATAATAATAAATTTTTATTGGTTATTAATTCTAATATATATTTGTACTGCTCTCAGCGCAACAATTTATAACTACGTATAAATTCAAAAACCATGTGATAAGCTCATAAACTTTAAGATTACTCCGTAATCCAGTTTCTGAACTTATACGTTTGAACGTTAGGCTCAATCGCTTGCACTCCTTCCCTCATTTAAAATTGTATCAATTTGTTATTTTAAATGCTAAAATATCAACAGTTAATCGGATTTAATACGGTTAATTGCTTATATTTAAACAATTTTAAATTCCATCCTTACAACCCTCAAAATGCCAAATATTATTTTGCCTAACAATTTGGAAAATAAGCCTTCACACAAGTCCTTTAACGTCTCTTCTATCTGTTGCATTTTACCTAATATTACAATGCCTAACTAGTAAATAAAGTCCATAAAAATCAAAACTCTGTGTTTATAAAAAATAAAACCACCGCACACTACCAACTGTTATAGAATCTGATTTTATGCACACCTTTAGGTAAATCTTTAATAAATATCTCATATCCAGAAGAAGCATCGTCATCATATTCTTTATAATGTTTTCCTGCTTCTAAGTTTATTTCTAATTTTTCATCCAATAAGTATTCTTCTGGATATTCACTGCCAAAATATTCAGCAGTAGCCTTTGGTAAATCTACATCAGCTTCTAAACAGGCTAATAATACTTTTTTGTGTTTTTGGTAAGTTTCATCCGTATCAGGTATGAATGCTTGTACATGTGTTGACATTCCCATCTCTTTTTATTTTTCCGTCAAACATATTTTTAATTTTTCATAACGTTCAAATTAACAACACAAAAATTCAATCGCATCTTGTTCTTTTTTAAAGGGGCTTTCACATCCTTCAATTAAAAAAGATGATTTATATGGGTAAATAACACCAATAACAGATAAGCATCCTTTATTTGCTACAATTAATTTATTTCCACATCTTTTAAATAAGAATTTAGGAAGTTTAATTTCTTCTTCTTCTTCTACATTATTATTTTTAATAAAATCTAATGACAAAATTTCTTCTTTCATAATAGTAAGTTTTAAAGTCTAATCAAATGTATGGTAAATATTTTTAATATGCAAATTATATCCCTAAAAAGATTAATATAATTACTACAGATTTAATAAAAAGAAATCCTCCTATTATCCAAAGTAGTGCTACTGCTAGTAATTTTAACTTTTTCATAGTTTTCTATTTAAAAATGTAAATAATGCTGGTATATTCTCTCTAAATATAGAAGCATTTAACTCAGTACCCTCTATTTCTTCATATAAAGCTGTATAGTCGTCTTTCAATACTTTCATATATATTTGCCCCAAATTAAGACCATTATACTCCTGAGCGAGTATATCTGCCTTTAAAATGAATTGATTAAATTTAACTTGCTTGTCCATAATTCTATGTTTTATGAGTTGTTTTCTTTTTAGTTCTTTTAGATGTTTATGGTTTAACATCTCTAAGTGATCACATATAAAATCATTCATTGTTTTTATTAATATCCGATAATTTTTCAAAATAAAAAACTCCATCAAAAGGTTTATTCTCAGTAATTCCAAAATATTCAGCAACTTTTAATAAATACTTTTTACGCTTAATAGACTTTTCAGTTTTTGGATTTTTAGGTAACTTTCTAAGTCTTTTATGTAAGCCGCCTAAATACCAAGTTCTGAAAGTTTCTAAATCTAGTGATCCTTTATAATGGTTTATTATTTTTTGAACGGGAAACATATTTTCAATATTATGCGCTCTTTCATTCATAGCCGTATTAGTCCACCAATTTCTAATTAGTGGTTCAACATGGTCTACTTGCCAATCATCTTCCAGATCAGTTCCTGAATAGGCACATTTACCATTGAATTTTGGTCTTATAATTTCTCTATTCTTTTTTGAAATGTACATATATTACAAAGTTTTCGAATGCTATTAATAAGTTCTATTTGGTAAAGTCTAAGTAAAATCATACAATCATTTTTTCAATAATAAAAAAAGTTTTTCCAAGTATTAAATAAGGAATTTTACCTGATTCAATTCTGTTTCTAACAGTTTTATCATTTACTTTATATTTTTTCACATATTCTGATATTTCAATTAATTCATATTGATTAAACATAAATACAATTAATTGTAAATATTCAGAATAATCGAGATGCTTATTTACAATTTTTTGTATATCAAATAGACAATACTTTCTTATATTGTTCATAATATCAATTAGTTAAAATTTATGTTCCACCTATCGATTAGTTAGCTGTAATAAAATTTACTATCGTTCTACCCAAAAAGGATATTCCCCTGTATAAACTACTTTATTGCCAGCATTTGGCACGTATTCCCCTCGCTCGGTTTTCATCCAGTTCATTAGTGGTTCAAATGATGTTTTAGTTTCGTAACCGAAGCATCCATATTTAAACTTTATCTCCTTTTTGAAACCTTCATTTTCAGTTAAATCTCCAAATGGTGTAACATAAGGGAATACTACCATATCACCCTCGCACACTTCAATTCCGTTTTTATCAAATATATTACTTTTCATGCCGTAAATTTTACATACCGCTAACAAGCGGTCATAGTTAATAAAGCCAATTAAGTTTAGTTCGTTGTAGGTTGCGGTAGTGGGTGGCTTTACTAACCATACCGCATCTACGTTACAGACAATTGCCCGCACGGCATTCCGCACGGGCTATCGCTCACAACCCACTCTAAATTTTGTTTAGAATTTGTTCCAACGCCCAATACTCTGGATTTGCAAGAGCAGTAACTACATTATTAATATCACAAATACTAATAATCAGCCAAATACATAAAATGATTGCAAGTATAACAATTGCAATCCAATGTCCAACTTCAGTATCATTATCATAGCATTTTTGATAATTTTTAGCAAACCATTTTATGTATCGCACATATGGTATAATTAAGAGAAAAGAAATAATGATTAAGGTAATTCCCACAAATGCATCAATAGGTGCTTGCTTAATCATAACTCCCCACAAGTATTCGGTCGTTGTACCAAGCTTACTTGCTAAGCTTTCTAATAATGTTGTTAATTCATTCATTTTAATATAATTTAGTTAAACAAAATTTTCTAATGTCAATTGTCTGTAACAGTCGCCTAAATACAGCATTCGTCGCAGCTTCGTATCAAATTGGTTCATATCGTATTGAAACCCTAAGGCAACTATCTGTAACTACTAAATACAAGCCAGCGAGACAAGCTCGCCATCGTGTATTTAGGCGACTGTTAGATTCCATACTCCCACGGCATTCCCACAAACCCCGCTACGCCCCACCGCACAAAAACCATCGTATGAAATCTAATGGTACGGCAAGTAGTACCACTCGCTCAATACCATTTACGTATCTGAATCTTATTACTTCCTCCAACGTACAGAATCTAACTGTCAAGTCAGAGGAAAGTAATTTTAGAACTCATTCTAAACAATACGTTTACAGCTTAATTCCCAATGTACTTGTTCGGCAACTTTTAATCTACGAACTGAACTTTTTCCAGTTTCAGGTAATTTGCCTTCATTTAACCATAATAATATCATTTGTATAAAGTTGCCTGCTGGCAATTCTACTTTTTGACCTTTACCATCTATATAATAAACTGTATCAGTCAATTCGCTGTAAACTAATTCTTTTTTTTGCTCAATCATTTCTATATAATTTTATCTGTTAATAAACAATGTTCTAAAATTCCCATCCACTACTTGCCGTACCATTGTAACTCAATTGACAGCTCTCCATCCGCACAAGGCTTCCCATCCGCCCCGCAAAATACCAAAGCAATTGAGTTACAACGCTCGGAGTTCATTCGATGTAAAAATTATGAAACACCGAGTTTATGAGCTTCTTCATCAAATGCAATTTTTATATTTGTAATTTCAGTTTGAATTTCTAATAAAAGTTCATGAAATTCTTGTTGCTTATCTTCAATTTGTTTGTCAGCAAATTGCATTTTTGAAATTATGTTCTCCTTATAAGCATAAGCAGAGTTCAAATCATTTTTTAATTTTGTGTGCTTAGCTTTAAGAACATCAAGTCTATTTAAGTAATTACCATACTGTTCTTGAAAATTCATAATTTTTACCTTTCTATATTTAAGTTTATAATGTTCGATACGTCACAGCGTACAACTACGTGTAATGCAGAATTGCTACAATCGAATGATGCCGATTTACGGCTTTACTTTGCCTTGCGGCAAATCGCCGCAACTCAGCATACACTCCGAGCGTTATGCGTAAAAATACCCGCATCCTAGTTCGCTAACGCTCACCCATCCGCATCCTCCCACTTATCAATATACAATTTTAGCTTATAAATAAGTATTCCTATTACAATTCCGATTCCTATTAATATTAAATTCATATCCAAATATTTTTACGCATAACACCAGAGAAAATATACCGTCCCGCAGGAGACGTTCTCCAGTATCTGCAAGTTTATATTCCTAATATTTCTACTCATAACTAAAAAATCATAGCACATTAAAATCAAAACTCTGTGTTTAATAAAATAAAGCCAATTAATATATATTCTTTCTACCCCTGTCAGCGTGCAATGGTACTAAATGATCACACGAACCGCAAAAATGTTTAGCTTTAGTCTCCCAGTAAATTCCTTCAGAATGTGTATCAAAAAGCGAATTACAATTGCTACACATCTCAATATGGTCTGGTAGTAAAGGAAAATGTTCTTGTAAATAATAAATTATTGCAAACGCTTTTTTAGCTGTCATCTTTGGCTGATGCCCACGCTTAAAAGAAAGTTGTTCAGGTAATTCACCTTGTAAAAAATTGTAAAATTCTTCTATCCATTCAAGGTCTGTATCAATCCTCTGATCATTATTTTTAAGCAATTTTATTTCATTGTACATAAGGCTTTATTTTTAATTAGTACTAAATTTATAATCATATTTTACCTGTAATTTCATCAAGTTTCAATCAATGTTTTAATTTTACCGTCCCATATTTTCTCTGGTGTTAGAAAACATGCCGTTTCGAACGGACGCAAAAATCATTTTGCTTTCTTATATTTAGAGCCTTTACTATTACAAAAATCACATATTGCATTGTTAGGTTTGTTAGATATACATGAACTGCAAAATTTCCATTTTTGCTCATGTTTTCTAACGGTTTCACGTTCGTTTGATATTAAAATTTGATTGATAAAGTCATTCAATTGGACTATAGCGTATTCAACAGACAACATATCTAATGTGTCTTCATCTCCAATTGTATCAAGTCTATCCATTAATATCTTACGTATTCCATCAGTATAATCTTTTTTATGTTTCATAATATCAAATTTTAATTATTAATACTAATTTAGTTTATCAATTCTCAACGTCACGATTTTCTAACCAACGTTTATGCTTAATTAAAGCTATCAAACGATGCTCCGTTAAAGCTTTTCTTGCGTTTCACGCAACCGCTTTAACAAAGCATACACGTGAAACCGTTAGAGTGCATTTAATCCAAGTGAATAAGCATTTCTCCCCACGCACTTCTACCTTTCACTTTCGGTAGTGATGTGTAGTGTAGTGTCATTCCTGTAAATTCACACTCTTTGTTATTTAAACTTTTTTTAACCATCCAGTCTTTTGCTTCTTTCCTTATAATATCATCTTCATTGTTTCGATGCCAGCCCACGCTAATTATCAAATTACCAATTCTAATTTTACTAAGTGAAAAACGCACTCTAACAATAGATAAAATCCATTGCTTAAAATGTGCTAATTCGTTACGTAAGTATTTCATATCAATGTTTTTATAAGTTTGAAAATTCAGTTCATTAAATCGCAACGTATCTTATCAGAGCCGTTGCACACAATGCCCCATCTAGGGGACGTGCGACTCGCTATCGCTCCTGTCGCACTCATTGTGTGCAACAGTTTGGCGTTAGCTTGTAAATAATTATTCGCTCAGTACTTCTAAACTATAAGATGATACATAATCAATCTTTTTACCAACTATTACAACTGCATACGGTATATCATCAGCTCCCCGCACGTATCCATCAATGTATCCAACATCTCCAACCTTAAACATCATATGTTGGTATTCTTTAATAATTTTAACTTTTGTCTTCATAATTATTTATTTAGTTATTTGTTAATTTCTGCTTACTAGATGGTGCACAATGTGCAACTAGCGTTTATGCGTAATTGTAATAGGCAATTTCCAATCTCCCAGTAACTTGCGCCTAAACGTTCCAATATCATTTCAGCTTTCTCAAAGCTCCAACTTTTATAACATTGATAAAAGTTCCCTTTATAGGTATACATTATATGAATCATAATTTTATATTTAAAGTTTGTACTAAATTTTAACAATACCCTAAAAATCCTTCCCATATCTTTCGGAGTGTTATGGCTCAATTTCGCTACGCTCTACGATGACTTCATTTAATTGAGCCATAACGAGACAACGTATGAAGTACAGGCTCAGTGTACTATATTAATTCTATTTTAATTTATCCGCTCAACTAGAGCATAACTACATATAAGCGTAATACTATGAGCCTTACTTCAAAGCTCTCAGAATATTTCACCGATAAAAATCGGCTCATATTCCTACGCTTATACGTTGTCTCGTTAGTAGCAAGCGGGTTCAGTTCTCGTATCAAACATTGTGCGTATTTGAAAGAAAAAGAAAAGCCCCGCCCGCTTTTGGCAAAGCCAATTAGGATAAAGCTGCAAGTAGTTCAGTTACCCACTTATTTGAATCTTCACATCTTTTCAATTCTGCATTGTGTTCTTTTGTGTGGTATTCAATATCCCAGTTGGCATCTGCAATCATATCCTTTCTAATATCAGCAGCATTTATGTTTTCTAATTGAGAATCTATCTTGCTTAACTCATCATCGTGGTACTTTGTGTCTCCATCGTGGTCAATAGTTGTCACTATCTGTTCAATCATAAATTTAGCAATTCCTTCGTGGTCTTTTGTTGGTGGTTTGAAATCCCTTGCTTTAATTAAAAACTCATCAAGTTTAACCCTTGCTTTTTTTATTTCCTTAATTCTTTCGGTGTGATAGGTTCTACTTTCTTTTATCTGTTTTTTGCGAGAGGCAATTATTTCAGAATCGGTAAGTTTCTCAGCTTGATTTAATTTTTCATTAGCTGTTTTTAACGCTTTAATATGGTAATCGCTCGGCGTTCTTGGCACGTACTCTTTATTCATACTTTCATCTCTCATATGTATAGTTGCTCCAAAAGCTCTCATACATTGTTTTGCAAAATCTTGGAATGTTTCGGTTGTGCCGTCAATAATTCCTGCTGTGTAACCTGTTGGCATAATTTCTAATATTTAGTTATTAATAAAATTCTTTTTCCCACAAGCATCAATCAAAATAAATGACTTGCTTAAATTTAGGTTCAACAAACTCAACTTTATATTCCGTATGTGGAAATTTAGATTGAACTTTTATGTATTTGTCATTTATTTTTAATATGCTAAAATCATAATGTTCAAATGTTTCAACGTATAACTCTTTTAAATAAGTCTTATCCATAGCCCACACACAAACTTCTTCTAACATCCACATAGCTGTATATAAGTCATTAGCTACATAAGTCAAAAACTTATTTTTAGTATCAGTTAAACTACATTTATCTCTATCAATTTTATCCCAATGTTTATTTGCAAATTCATACATATATTCACAAATAAGTTTTTCTTCTGGTTTCATAATTCTATAATATTTTATTTTTAGTTTAATAAATCATAAATTTCGTTGTTTCTGAATGTTAATGTCAGATTTACGCTGTGTTCTGTACTCTCCATCTATTTCAAATATTTCTAGATTATTATATATTTTATGTTTAGGCTTAATCCCATCACGTACTCTAAACCATCCCATAATAGTATCACGAGGTATATTTAATAAATCCCTTAAAACACCTTTATTTTTACATAGATATTGTTCTCCTGTACTACGGTCTCTTACAAATACTTTAGTAGTTCTTCTAAATATTATCATTTTCTTATTTGTGTAAGTGGATTAATATACTTTAGTCCCTCTTTCATCCTATCGTGGAATTGCCTATTAAGGTATGATTGCCTGGGGTTGTTCCCAAATTTAGCAATTATCATTGCCCTCACTGCTTCTTTTGATATGCCAAGCTCTTTACCTATTTTAGTATACCACCAACGCTTATTGGTAAATAGATGATATGCCTTCTCTTTAATATCGTTGGGTATCTCTTTACCTTCAATGTTAAGTGTTAGATTCTCTTTATCGTTGTTTTGGATATCTCCGTCTTTATGTATCACTTTAGCGTGAGGGTTGAATATTCCATAAAACATCAAATATTTGAACTCATCTACCGACACATCCACACGAAGCGAATAACCGAGCATTAATCGGTAGATGTATTTCTTATTTATAAACATCACTTTTACGGGTCTTTTCTGCTTTGTATTTAATAGCTCTTCTTTTTTAGTGTCAAAGGTATACTTACCGATAGAAAGTGCCCCTAAACAAACGTACTGAGTTTTTAAATCCATGTTATTTATTTAAAGTTTTAATTACTTGTCTGTAGATCTCTTTAAGAGATTCTACAGGAACGTATTTTCTCCATTTATCTCCGAATATATCAGGAAAAATATTTATTCCTTTAAAATATAAAGAGCACGCATCAGAGAATAGATAGTCACTATCAAAGTGTTTATGGAACTCCTGTTTTTCATCCATAAACCCCCTATAAAAGTTAAATAGTATAGATTTTCTATTATATACTTTGCAAGGATCAAGATTACATCCTTTTAATATTCCTTTCTCATACACAAATCTTGCATAGTCACCAAGCTCATGCATATCAGTAAAAAAAACCTTTGGATGTGTCTGTTTAGAAGATATGAACTTAAAGATTTCGCTCCAGCAATGAGAAATTACAGTCTTAGGAATATCTTTTCTTCTGGATACTATTTGAATAGTTGTTGGATGTAGTAGCCTCATAACTATAATTTTTGTGCAAGATACAATTAATTTTCATAAAAGTCAAATAGTATTACAAATAATCTAAAATTAACTTAAACATTATCTGACTATTAAAGTTGTTTAAAGAGTCTTTATTCCTATAAACATAGACTAAGAATTGTTTTCTCTGTAGGACATTTAATTGAGATACCCCCATCTCAAATCCTATATAATCTTGATCCTTAAAAATATCAATTAAAGAATCAAAATATAAATCCTGTTGTTCTTTTGAATCGAATCTCATAAAATGCTTTTTTAATAGTTAGTATTTTTATTTTGCTTTTTATATTCCTTTTAAAATATTAGTTTCATTGTTAATATTAAGAAGAACGCATTAAATTCTAATTTGCGTTTAAAATTATTAACCATCTCTTATTGTCAATATGTAATTTTGCGTCATTGTTAAGTATTATAATCAAATCTTAGTTACCTTTATTTACCCATTAGAACGTATATAATACAAGTTAGTGCATTTTGATATATACATACTACTTTCAATAGTTATTGGATTAGAAGCGTTAAAATGTGCCTTAATTAGTTTACTAAACATATAACTATCTATTTTATGATATTCTGGTATTAAATGCCCATATATAGATAGTATCTTTTTTATATGTTCCTTATCTAGTTTCATAATCTGAGAATTATAATTCTTTTGCGTTTCCCATTTTATCGATGATTTTTAGTTAATATTTAAGTAATTCATTATTTAAGCCGTCTATACGACCTTTACAAAACTTAATCTGCTCGTTTATTTTGTGATATGTATCACAAGCAAAATTACCGTGAAGATTTACGTCAGTATTATATATTCCTTTTATTTTTTTCAAAGCAGCAATACTTTTTTCATATTTTCGAATATTTTCTTTAATAATTAATTTTCTTGGTTTCATAATTTTAATATTTAAATTTATTTTTAGTTAATACTTCGGTTATAGATATAACGGTTTCTATTCGTTAATATATAGTATATAACAATTAATTGAATAGTGTATCAATTCAGAGGGTTTAAACGTCCTTTATTCGTAAAGGCAGATTAATAAAATTTAACTATATTTATACAATACATTAACGACCAAGTTTTGAAACCGTAACAAATTGCCTGGATTTTGCTTTTAATCTGATTTTTTAGCCTCTTTTCTGTCTCTTTTGGTTTAGTTTCGATATAATCAAACTCTGCTGTGCTAGACAATAAACAGCTATGTGTTATTGGGGTGAGATTAAAGCCAAAACAATGCAACATTGGAAAGGATTTTTCCAATAACACAAGCTGAATATTTAGTTTCTTTGTATTCTGCATTATTTTAACTTAATCTCAAATGCAAATATACAAAATATATCAATACCCTATTTTTTAGTAAATGTAAGAACGTTTGTTTAATATTTTTTATCTGTTCATTGTCGCTGAACAAACAAAATAAATGAACTAATAAGCTAAATTATAATAAATAGATGGTTCGCTAGTCACATTATATATATAACTTCCACACTTAACAAGAAGAACATCTTTACCATAATATTTATCTTTCATTCCTTTTATACTGCCTGATGCGCTAAAATTAGGTAAATCCTTTACTTTGTCGTAAAATTCAGCTTTTAAATATTTTGTTTTCATAATTTCATAATTTTAGTTAATAATTTTGCGCCCCTATACCGAATCGAACGGCCTTCCTTATTATTTCGGACACTCCAAGTATTAGAGGCTTATTTTTAGCCTAAATAATGAACCATTAAACCAAACAGATATAAAACTATCAGAATAGATAAAAATATCATTAAATAGGCTAATATATAGTTAAATTTGTGTTTCATTTTATAACATCTTACTTTTGCATCCTTGATAAGTATAATTTGTGTGTAGTAATTCGTCTTCTGATACTTCAAACACAGCTACGTGATTTGTGTCTTCACAAAAGTGCTTATACTCCCAAGCTTGTTTTGCTGTTTCTGGTTCGTTGTCCGTGCCTTCCGGGCAGAAGTCTGTTTCTTCATACATTCTTTTAAATTCCTGTTCAATTTCTTGTAAATTATCACTTGCAAACACTTCTTTTGCAATTTGTTGTCCCGATTTATAAATTCCTATTTTATACATAACATTAAATCTTTTAAGGGTTAAAAAATAATACTAAGAATAGTTAAGCCAATTATAAATGATAATACAATAGCTTTTAATGTACGAACATTCTTTTTAGTAATTAGTTCGTGTTGCTTTTTGAGTTCCATAACAGATATATTATTGTTATCTGCTATAATTCTTAATTCTTGTTTAGTTAAGTTTTTCATAGTTGTATAGTTTAGTGTAAAACTTTATGTAATATTTTACCATTCCTTAAATAATTAAAATAGTTATCGTGAGAATCGTAAGGAAATAAACTATTTCCTTTATTGTCCTGTGTAATTTTACAACCACATACATAGTCTATATGTATTTGTAGTTGTTTTAAACTAAATTTTGGATGTACATTGTCGTTAAAACTATCAAGACAATCAATAATGTGTTTATCGTTTATAATTTTCATTATATTTTAGATATTTCAAAAACATCAAAAGTTTTTCCGCTTGCAATAGTTTTAAAACTAAAACCTACTTTTTGCATAATATCATCATAACAAGAAACGCCTACACCACCTTCTAAATGTGGTAAAATACCATAACCAATACCATAACTAAATAATTCATGATTTTTAGTCTCAATATTAATATCTTTTAAAGTATAAAGTAATTTTCTAAAAGATAAACTTTGATTTACTGCTTTTGCTACTGCTACACTTTCCTTGTCATAGCCGCACCCAGAAATAGAACCAGAGTTAAAATGCTCGCATGTTCCATCGGTATAAAATACTGTTGCTTCTGCTGTTGGATTTTTCCCCCACATTTGGGACTTTTTCCACTCAACACTAATTGTAATGATTTTTAATTCTTTTGCGCTTTTAACTTGTTCAATGTGGCTTAATTGATCATTTAGTTTTTTAGCAGCTTTTTTATTTAATCTTTTAATTAAATAGTCTTTTAATTGGTCAACATTTTCCCAATCTCTATTCCTACTACTTGCAGGTATTAAATTATTGTAATACCATTTATTAAGAATATCCTTTATTGATGTTTCTTTTTTAAGATCGCTTAAACTCTCGTTTAACTCTCTTTTATTTTCTTCTGTGATGTGATTAATTAAATTTTTCATAGCTGTAAATTTTAGTTGTTTAAATCTTTAGCAATATTACAACCGATATTTCAAAAAAACAAATTTATTTTTAATGATTTTGTAAAATATTTTAAGGCCATTAATTAAAATACGCATAAATAAAGGCTTTAAACCATAAACATAGAATGATTTTAAATTAATAAATCTTTAAGGGACATAAACACACCTTATATATATAAGAACTAATACGCATGAAAAAATAATGCCCTGAAACCATTATAAAGTATAAAAAAATGAAAATAAATTAAAAATAATTAATAAAATACTTGACTTATATAATAATTTATTTATACATTTGCAGAATAAAACTAAATATTAATTTAAAACTATAGAGATATGAAACAAGAAGAGATTATACAAAACAATAAACTTATTGCTGAGTTTATGACAGGACAAAGCAAAGAATCGACAGTATTTATGGATTTGAACCGTTCTGCAAATGATTTAGAATATCATTCATCTTGGGATTGGTTAATGCCTGTAATTAATAAAATATATGAAATTCCTTTAAATCATGGGTGGTTTAGAATTAAATATATTATAGACTCTTTTTATCCTATGGATATTGAAAAGACTTATAAAGAAGTTGTGGAGTATATTGAATGGTATAACGAAAACAAATAATTAATTTATTTAAAAAAATTTTAAACATATAAGGATATGAAGACAAAAAAAGAACTACAAAAAGAAAATAAAGAATTAAAAGAATCTTTAAAAGATATAATTCGACAAGTAGAATATCCACAAAGATCATTAAGTGACAGGAATGGAATTATGATACAAAAACCAATATTAAAGATAAAAATATTAGATTTAGTTTCATAGTTTAATAGTTAATTTTAGTTGATTTAAAGGCCTGTATTTAATCGTACAGGCTTTTTTAATATAATATACCTCATAGGATATAAAATAGCCTTAAAAGCCTTAAATTATATCTTTTCGGGTATAATTACACGCATAAACTAGGAATTAACAATAATTATAACTATATTTGTAACTCTATTAGTAATAGTACCCAGAACCAAATAACAATTAATATGAATTAACGAGATGTAGACCGGCCTGGCGATAAATCCAGAAGAACACACAAGAAAAGGAATTATAAAAACAAGTGTTAAACTTATTTTTATTGTACAAATAGCCTGGTTTAAATTAGATCAGGTTATTTTTTATGCTTAAAGATTAAGTTTATTAAGTCTAAATAAACGTTAAAAGCCTAGATATTAAGATTTAAACCCTCTGAGAATTGAATATTTGAAACGCTCATGCACTATGATACTGTACAGATTACTCTCAAGGACTTAAATATTAAGAACTTAAACAAATAACACGCATAAACCATAAATCAAACATAAAATCCTTTCAAGGATATTACATATATAAGAAAGAGACAATAACAAAAAAAAACATCAATATAATAAATAATAAATACCAGCAAACTATTTAACAATTATTATATATTTCTGTTTGCTGGATAGAATAGAGTAAGTATTTGGACAGGAAATAGATATAAATAGTATTTTAACTCCGTTAGAATTGGATATTCATATCTATTGTGTAATATGATAGATGATATTATAAAGAATCTGTATTAAATAGATAGAATATAGTGTTATTTCAGCTAAAATATACCTTTTTGACTCACATTTTTAGTTAAAATATCATATTTAATAATCAGGCACTTATATAATTTTGGTCTCAGTTCCACACAGCGCGAAGACCAACTTTTGAAGATTTAATATACCTCAGTTATTATCTTAGATATATAGAGAGGATTTTAACAGGATATTAGTATTATTAAAGAATGGGCAAGCTCATCAACTAATAATATATAGCATACTACTATGTTATACCAAGTGTTTCAAAATGGAACACTTTTAGGTAAAATAAACCCAACCTATTTTTTAGGTTGGGAACAAAAAAGGCTGTAAGGCTTATAAATACTAAAGAATTGTGAAAAACGATAAATTGATTATTTGTCCAATAATTAGTATTTTGTTAATATGATTATGAGACATTATAGCACATCAGGCTTGAACTCAAAGATATATGCTTTATGCCTAGTTTCATCTTTTAAATATCGATTAATTGTTTTGCGATCTACACCGAAATGTTTAGCCGCATCGACAACAGAATCAAACTGTAATTGTTCCCTGGTTTGTATGTGTGTGGTTAATATAGGTTTTTTCTTTGCATTTGACATTTTTATGCGTGTTTCAAGGTTGTGCGGAGGTTTTATTTTGCCTTTCCAATAACTATTCCTTTGTCCTGTCTGAAAGGATTTTAATATGTTTTCGCTATGAGTTACCCACTCTAAGTTAGATATATGATTATTTAACTTATCGTGGTCAATATGGTTAACCTCTTTCTTATATTTATTGTCGCTATATCCCTTGAAAGTGATTAATACGAGCCTATGAGCGAAGAATATCTTTGTGCGTGGTTTATCTCTGTTCTCTTCTGTCTTCTCTTGCGTAAGATGGTATAATATATAGCCACAACTATTTAGTTGAGGTTTTAAGAATCTTTGCTTTCTGATAGAATACACATCACCGTTTTCATATATATAATATAAGTTTTCAAATCCTGGTAACATTATTGTTTTTCTTTTCATAATGAATTATTTAATTAATATTGATGTGTGACAAATGTACAAAATATAATTAATATATACAAATTGCTTTTTCTTTGGCTCAAACATTTAGGAAGGAAATAATACTAGGAGTATGTTTATTTACTTAATACAGACGATCTGATGCACTTTTATAGTATGAGCGGATACTTTTTCATTTTCAATAAGTTAATGTCTTTAAAGGGGTTAATTTTAAAGGGGGTAGGTTCGCAAATTTCGTTTTAGGTTAGCAAGTGACACCCCTCATTTTATATCTTTAAGCCCATATAGAGAATAGTACAAACATTTTAAATCCTTAAAATATACACTATTAGCTATAATAATCAGTAATAAATTATGATATTAACTATTTTATCCTTATATTTGTATAAAATAAAATATAATATGTGAATGTACTAAGTTTATTTGATGAGATATCATCAAAGCTACTTCATCTTAATGGAGTCTAATGGTTGAGTATATGAGTAGTGTCCCAAACGTACAGTGGGACGCACATAAATTTTAAAAAATGTACAAACGAGAATATAAACTATAAAAACACGAGTGATGAAAAATTTAAAACAGGCATTAATTGAAAATATCGCTGACATTTTAGATAGTGAAGATGTACGGTGTGAAGAGGTGTTAAACGGAATTTCCGACCCGATAAAAAGAGAAAAAAGCGAGTTGCATATAAGGATGGCAGAAGCTGCACTTGCTGAATACAAAAGAACGTGCGAGGACAGGGCAATGGAATTAGATATTGAAATATTTGACAAAAACAGAAAGGTATTACATATAGGTAGTATTATAAGCCGTTATTTATTTAAACTTGCAGAAAAGCACGATAAAGATGTTGAAGATTTACTACTAGGTATAGAACTAAGCCAACCAATTAGAGATGATGGAAAGAACATCATAGAATTAGTGGACTTAGACCTTAATAGAATTGACAAGGTTTTATGTTCTAATGGCTTATAACGTTGAATGTATGGGTAGGGCGTGAAATACCTGCAGCCCTACACGCGATAGATAAACATTAAATAACATAAATAGCGAACGATTATGAAACACGTAATAGAATTACTTACAGAACAATTAGAATTGATTAGTGACGAAATAAGATATGCAGAAGGTGAAGAACTGAAACAGTTAGACTGCAGAAACACAGAAATAGGGACTGCTCTTAAAATACTGCAGTTAGTGAGCGGTGTAAATACGGAGAACGAACAAGCCTTACCTATACATATTGTTAGGGTTTGTGCTTGGGAGGATGCTGCAGACGAGGATAAAGTACCATTTTTAGAAAAAGCTGCAGAACTTGCAGGTGATTCAATGTTTTGTACGCGCGTTTGGAGTGCGTGGGGAGTTGGAACTATGAGCGAGAACGACTTTGTTGATGCTGCAGATGATGATGATTACGTATACGAAATAGCAAAAGCGATTTGGGAGGGGTATTAACCCTAACGCCTTAAAGCGTAAACTCCGTTACATGGAGAACGTAGTTCGGGAATGTAACGAGTTTAAAATGCTGTAATGGAGTTTACGCATAGTTACAAACCGTGCCAATGGCACAAAGATTATTAGAATGTTGAACTTAAAATAAATTTTATGAAACGTTTATGTAAAATGAAACCATATTATGTAATACCAAGAGTATTTTATATATATGCTGGCTATACTGGATTAGATAATGGATTAGCAATAGGTTGGCTTGGCAGAATGTTTATTATAATTATTCCTGTTAATGAAAGGGAATAAAATTTATGCATTTTAGCTTTAAGGCGTTACAAAACCATAGGCAAACAGTGGAAACGGTGAGCGAAGCGAATAAGTTTCGTTTGCCGTGCCTCGATGGCATGGTTTTGTAACGTACGTGTATACGCCTGTTGGTATGATTATTAATAGTATAAACTTAAATTAATAAATAATAAAATTACGTAAATTCGCAAAAATAATAAAGACAACGAAAACAGATTTGCAGAAATGATAATACCCAGAAAAGATATTGATATAATAATTAAGAGACAAAGATCAATATTATAACAAAGTGTTAATCAAAAATTGAATGAATAATAAACGTATTAAATATATAATATTATGATAGAGCGATTTGAAGCTTTAATAGGACAATATGAAGCTGAACTAAAGAAATTACTTAATGAATTTCGAAAAGCTGAACCATCTCCACATAAATCTGAATTAGAGATTATGATTAGGGAAAAAAAAAGAGTAATTTCTGATTTAAAGTGGGTTTTAGTTTATTAGAATAACAAACTTTAAAAAATTATTAAAAATTTATAAAAAATATGAGCGATGGTAACAAGCGACAATTATTACGAAAAGAAAATTAAAAACAGTATTGGGAAAAGATTCACACAAAAAGAAGCAATTGAATTTGAAAGAGAAATGATTAATTCCCCAACTGGCACTAACAATTATACATGGTTTGATAGTAAAACAAAACAGCCAATTGCGTTTAATTATTGAGCGGTAACGGTGGCAATAAGATTAAGCGTAGCGACCCGTAGGGTTAATTTTATTGCGTGTTATACACTAGCACGAATTATTACTAAAGATGATTAAATGAACGAAAGTAGCAATAACAGTTTTTTGAGCGTTGGTGGAAAAGCCGAAGGGATAAATGTAGTAAGTATGTTTGATGGTGCAAGCTGTGGACAAATAGCTTTAGAAAAAGCAAAAGTAATGGTAAAAAATTATGTTGCTTCTGAAATAAAGCCACATGCTATAGTAACATCTAAATTACATTACCCAAACACTATACATGTTGGAGATGTTAGATACTTGCATGTAGTAAATACGGGTGTTGAAGTTAATATTAATAGAGCACAATATAGAACAATAGGAATTGGATTAATTGATTTAATAATCGGTGGTAGCCCCTGCAAAGGGATAAGCAGATTAAACAAAAATCAAGAAGGGTTAAAGCACAAGGAAAGTATTTTATTTTGGGAGTTTGTGAGGGTTTTAGAACAAGCTAAACTGTGTAACCCAGATGTATATTTTTTACTTGAAAATACGCACGGAAATAAAGAAGCAACTCAAATAATAACTGAGACATTAGGCGTTAAACCTATTAGCATTAACAGTAAACTTGTTACAGCACAAAATAGACCTAGATACTATTGGACAAATATACCAGGCATTGAGCAACCAAAAGACAAAGGAATAACGACCAACGATGTTTTTAAATACAACGGGGACATAGTAGATGATTGTAGGGTAAAATGGCTTAATAACGATAGTGGTAAAAACTCTGTAAAAAAAGGATACACAAGAATAAACCCTTACCCTAAAAGTGGTTGCTTAACTGCCAATGGACATAAAAAATGGAACGAGAATTATTTGTATAAAGATGGTGTGTACAGATATTTATCTAAAGAAGAGCTAGAGGTATTGCAAACATTTCCAATTGGATATACAAAACATTTAAGTTATGATGATGCTTATGATTTAATTGGCGAGGCTTGGACGATTGATATTATAGCACATATATTTTCTTATTTGCCGATAGGCAAAAGAGGGGGAGAAAAAGATGTATGTTAATAGCAGCGGCTATTAGACCAGATGTTTTTATTGATGCCGGGATTATTTTTGTTGTCATGATTATTGGACTTATTGCAGACGTTTATGAGTTTTATCAAAAACAAACAAAATGGAAAATATAAAAGATTTAGAACTAGGTAACTTTTTTAGTAATGGTCAGGTATATTTATTTAAATGTCCTGAGTGCAGAAGAGAGAATTGCGCTATAAATGTATCAACTGGTATTTGCACTTGGTGCGGATTGGATGGTAATAACTATTACAAAGATAAATTTAAGTTCGATAATAGCAATATATAATATTTAGTATCTTTGTTATATGATTAGATTTAAAGAGATACGGCTATTTCCTACGGAATTTACTTTAGATGTTTATGTGGTTGATGATGCTTCTATACTTTCTGATATGTTTGAAGAAAGATATGGGGCGGATGAAAGTTTTATTCTTACCCTAAAAACTAATGAGTGTTTATCGTTTGAAACTGATCTATATTCTGATTTAAAAGGAGATAGGGTATTTGTGCTCATATTAGACAATTTAAAACCTTACATTGTCGCTCATGAGCTTGTACATCTTTTATGGCAATTAAGTGAAACTATAGGCGTAGAAATGAATCCTGACAGCCAGGAATGGCAAGCTTTATTTATAGAACATTTAACCTCTGAAATATTAAAAGATAATTACCACGAGATAAACTAATATTATTGATAGAGTAAATCATGTTGTTGTAGAATGTCTTACTTGTAGAACCATTACAACTATAAATGATGAATATATAGTTCAGAATATGTTATCAGATATATTTAACAATCTTTCTAAAATAATAAAAGCCTAGTATAATTACTAGGCTTTATTTGTTTAGATTTCTTTCATTTCTTCCACTATCTCCTTCTTGCGTTTTTCTTGCTCTATAATAGCATTCTCGCAGTGTTTAATGTAAGTGTTTATGGATTCTAACTCTCCAGTCAACCTTTTCTTTTTATAATCTTTGCGTTCTACTGCTTTCCCATTAATAATGTCATACTTATCGGTATCTACAATGTTGTAGTTAAACCTGACAGATGTGCTCCACCAGTTCTCCCAAAAATCTCTCTCGTACATATTGTTTAATTTAATTGTTTAACTTCACTAATCATCTTACAAACTATGTTCCAAAATGGAACACATTCATTCTGTCAGTTAAAAACTATTAACTATTATGACAAATCGTCACAAAGACTTTTCTATCTTATCTAATTTATTATATATTAATGCTCCAATCACAATAATAGACCACACAATGATAAATCTATCATGTTTTTCTGGGGCTAAATTAAATACATAATTAATTATTACTGTTATCGTCCACACAAAACTACATGCTGATAATAAGTTCTTAACATTAAACCGTTTCATTATTCCTCCTCCACTTTAAGTTCTTTGCTAAATACTTCTTTGTAGCATTCTTTGATGTCTGCTTTAGCTTCTTCAGCAGCTTTCTCTGTACGATAGTATCGAATGATGTCATCAATATGATCTGCATATTTGCCTACCCGCTTCTCTAGTAATTCGTTCTTTTCTTGACGTGCTTTGTCGCCTTGTTCAGCAGCCTCATCATAAGCAGCTTTAAACGCTCTCACATCACGTCTTTTAGCTAAAGGTTTATTTAATCCCTTTAAAGCTTCTTTACCTTTTTCATATAAGGTGTCGTATAAACTCTTTTCCATAATTAAATTATTGGTTTGTTAATATTTATTTTAATGCGTTTTTGTTTTGATATCTTTATTTCGGGTTTTTGTAATATATTAAAACAACACTCATTTGGAGTCATTGGAAAACATTTTCGATACATGTCTAATTCTACTTGAAGCATTGTTTTTCCATTGGAATATCTCTCAAGTAATTTATTTTTCATCCACTCATCTACGCATTCGTCCGATCCTTCAGCCCAGAAAATATTATATTTCTTAAGTCTCTCAATAACATCTTTAGCATTTTCTCCTTTTTGTGGAAAAATATCTATCTTCTTCTCAGGTTTATTCTCATGCCATTTAATAACACCGTCTTCCTCTAATTTAGTTGCTGTATGTCCATACATTACAGGACTCCATTTTTTACTAGAATTAATTAGAGCCATATTTAAATTATTGGATGAAAAATTTCTAGGGATCAATACAAACACATCTCCTTTTTCAAATCTATTACCATTACTAATACAAGTTTCTAATATCTCCACATAAGTACCTACACTCCATTTAGGTTTGCTAACAATGCTATTACCAGTACTATTTAAGGAATTTTCTTGAAATTCATATATTAACTTATATTTATCATTTATAATATAACACCCATAAAGATTTTCCATTAATAATTGCTCTTTTACTGAATCAATTACAAATTCATAAGCTTTACCATCAATGTGTTTTGCTAATACGATTTCTCCTTTCTTAAATTTAGGTCTGTTTTTTGGATATTTAAGATATTTATTAGCATCTTCAATAGATATACATGCAGTCCATTTGATACATCCAATTCCTTTTATATCAACAAGCCCGTTCTTTTTGTCTATATTTTCTACAATACACCTATAGGTATTAATCTTCTTATCATAAAAAAATGGTTCTTGTTTTATATAATCATAAGCATCTAATTCCTGTCCTTTTAAGAAAAAGGGAGCTTTAGGTTTTTTGTTCATATATCTCTAATTTTTCTACAAATATAACTTTAATATTTTAGAATAACAAATATTTTTACAAAAAAAAACGTATTATAATGTGTTTTTATTGTCAAATTAACTTATTAAAGAGTAAATAAACACTAAAAGCACAATATAATGTGGTTTTGGTATCCATTAAAATATAATCTCTTACTCAGGGTTACTGGTTTTCCAATTATTATGTAATATCTATTATTAACCCTTTTTTTAATATTACTCTACACCTGTAGAAGTGGACTAACAGCTCTCCTTATTTCTAGTGGGTTTTGTAAGAGATTATATATTTTATTATAAAAATCCCAACTTCGGCTAAGAAGAAGGGATGAAAAACTAACTAAACGCTGATGATACAAATATACGAATTATTCTTTCATACGTTTTGGGCACTAATGAACTCTTTTAGTTGTTTAATGCTTGTCGGTTCTTTCCCATTTTTCTTAATATAATTACTAACCCATTGTTCTGTTTTTACTATAGTATCCTGATTTAATTTGTTATATTTATTTTTATGTTTAGAAATAAATTTGGATGTTTTTAGAGAAACATTTAATTCTCCTTTCCATCCTAACAAGTTTCTAAGTATTATATTCTCTTCTATAAGCCTGTTAGATGCAATATTTTCTTCATAACCATGTATTTCATTCAACAAGAATTTAAAAGTAGCTAACAGCTTAAAATATGCCTTATTTAATGAATTTTTATATGATTTTATTACAGATTCCTTGCTACTTTGTTTTTTCTTTAAAAACGCAGCTTCTTCGTCAAAAAATTTTAATACTCTCTTAAATTCTTTTATTTCTTTAGAGTCATAAATTTCTTTAACCCAATTTTCATACTCTGCAAGATTACATATTATATCTCTGTTTTTTATTAATACAGCAAAATCATTCTTGTTTGTTAAGGCTTTATTTAGCCTATTAGCATCTACTAAAATTTGTAATAACGTATCTTTATCCTCCATTAAAAAGCATTCATTATAAATTCAGAACATCCGTTTTTTACATATTCTGTATCTACATCAAACCCATCGAATAATTCTTTCATAGATACAGTCCACACTTTACTATTATCGTCAGTGAGTTTTATAGCAAACCTTTTCGTTCGTCCATTACTTGATGGTTTCATAATATAGTTTGTTTCTTCGTTTTTTACCCTAAAATAATTACTCTTTTTATAACGAGTAAATCTTGCTCTTCCAATAGGTATCCAATACTCATTAGTAAATGAAAAATCTGGATTAAAATATTCTGAATGTTCGTAAATGTCTGTCGCAGTCATATTTAATAATTTGTATGTTTGCACAAAAATAATAATATTTTTTAACAATAACAAACTATTTTGCATAAAAGTTTTGTATAGTTATTTAGATTATTTATCTTAGTGTTATAATTCAATTATTTATGGAAAGACAAAGTTTAAATGATGCGAAAAAGTTAAAGCAGGTAAAGAAACATCTGTTTGACAATCGCAAGACTTTAACAGAGGATCAATTTTCTGATCTTATTCAAAGTCTTGCTCAAGAAGTATATGCTTATGCGTATAACGAAGGGTGGAAAGCACGTAATCAAATTACTAGGTCTTGTTCTACTGCACGTAGAATAAGAATGAGACAAGACTACAGTAATTTCCATGCAGAACAAGTAGCTGCTATTCGGGATATTGATGGCACAAAACCTCTTAACCTAAATCAATTAGAAATAATTTGGGATAAATTAATTAGAGATTGGATGTGATCTCGGTAGTATTAACAAATAAAAAGTATATGAAGGAATATGCACCAAGAATACGCTTAAATCAAGAAGAATATGATTTAATAATAAAGCGTAGAAAAGCTAATAAAGAAAACCGAAATTTAATAGTAGGTGATTTACATGCTCCGTTTATTTTAGAAGGATACTTAGATTTTTCAATAGAAATGTATGATAAGCACAACTGCAATAACGTTATTTTTATAGGAGACTTAATAGACAACCATTTCTCATCATATCACGAAACAGATGCAGACGGTATGGGAGCAGGAGAAGAATTGAGCAAAGCTAAAGAAATGATACAAGTATGGCACGACACTTTTCCTAACTCAAAAGTATGCTTAGGTAATCACGATTTGATAGTTGCCCGCAAAGCGCAAACATCAGGATTATCTCAACAATGGATTAGAACCTTATCCGAAGTTTTAGAAACTCCAACATGGGAATATGATGAAGAGTTTTATATAGATGATGTAATGTATTGTCATGGCACTGCTAAAAAAGCTAAAGCAAGGGCTAAAAACGAACTCATTAGCGTAGTGCAAGGTCATTATCATTCAGAATCTTATGTAGAACATTTAGTGGGTAAATATAGACACATATGGGCGCTTCAAGTAGGATGTGGAATTGATAAAGATTCTTATGCAATGTCTTATGGAAAACATTTTCCTAAGCCTCACATTAACGTAGGTATCGTTTTAGAGAACGGAACATTACCATTTTTAGAATACATGAAATTATAATAATATGAAAATAAATTATAAACCATTAAAGGATAAAGTAATTGTATTACCAGTAAAAGCAAAAGAGAAAACTACAAGCGGATTATATATTCCAGAAACGGCACAAGAAAAACCTCAGAAAGGACATGTTATTGCCGTATCTGATGTATCAGAACTTAAAGTAAATAGTTTGGTTGTATATGGAAAATATGCAGGAACAGAATTAGAAATAGATAAAGTAAAGTATTTACTATTAAAAGAAGATGATATTTTATTAACACAAGAAGATGAGTAAATACACAATAGCAGTTCCATTAGGTAAAGGAACAACATGGGAAAATAACGAACTTCGATATATGTTAAGAAGTTTAGACAAATATCTACAATTTGATTTTGATGTTGTTGTATTCTGTTCCCAAAAAGTTGATTGGTTAAATTGTAAACAAGTAATAGTCTCAAGAACATATCCTAAAGAATCATTAGATTATTTTCAAGGGATACGTCATTACGAAAACTACTACGATGTATTTCATAAGTTACAAGTAGCAATACAAGATGAGGACGTAACCGAAGAGTTCTTTTTTTGTTTATGATGATGTCTTGCTATTACACGATGTATGTATAGCAGATATGAAGATGATTGTTGCAGGAAATCACTACACCAACAAACCAGAGTTCTTTGATAAACCTAAAAACAAATGGACACAAACCATACACGCATCAATGGAAATATGTAAGTCTTATGGATATTCACTATATTCTTATGAAACTCATCTTCCAAGATATTATACTAAATCTAAGTTAACAGCTATGTTTGATAAGCATAAGTTTGGAAATAATCATATTCCATATGCTATATCGTCTGTTTATTATAATATGTTTTATAAAGAACCTGATGTTTGTTATATGCCTAAAAACAATATTAAAGCAGGTTTTTATGGAGGCTTAATAGGTAATGATGGATTTAACTCAAACAGGAATAAAGATATTAAATATGCCGTCAAAGATAAAATGTGGATCAATTATAATAACAGAGGACTAACAGGACATTTAAAGCTATGGATAGAAAGTAAATATACACAAAAATCAAAATGGGAAAAGTAAAAGTAACATCATACGCCAACAAGCCGAGTTTAAATTGCAAGTTTTCAATTGTAATCCCTACACTTTGGAAAAGCGATAAGCTATTTGCAATGTTAGATATTTATGAGCAATCGAAATACGTTTCTGAAGTAATTATTATTGATAACGATCCAATGAAACGTCCAAAAATATCTCACTCTAAAGTAAAAATACACACTAGAGGACAAAATATATTTGTAAATCCAGCATGGAATTGGGGCGTAGCTTTATCTAAAAACGAAGATATTATAATAGCTAATGATGATGTTATTGTTAGAAAACTTGATTTATTGTTGCCCAAATTGCATTTAAATAAATATCATTTAGTAGGTGTAGATTACGAAAACACAAGAACAGATTCTAAAATAAAAATAACAGAAGCTGATAAGTTAACATATGGATATGGGTGTTTTATGTATGTCAGGAAATCTCATTACATCCAGTTGCCTTATAACCTTAAGATATGGAGAGGAGATTTTTTACTAAGAAAACATATTTTAAGCGGAAAATTTTCTGGAATCTATGTAGAAACGGAAATGAGCACAACCGTTAATGAATTTAAAAATAAAGCATATAAGGATACTTTATTATACAGAAAATGGAAAAATACACCAAAAGACCTTAGTGTTATTATTATTACGTATAATAGGCTAAAGTACACTAAAAAATGCATAGATACACTAACTAAATATACTCATTGTAATTATTTCATTACAATAATAGATAATGGTTCTACTGATGGCACTGTGGAATATTTAAAATCTTTACCTATAGATAATATTATGATTATTCTTAGTGAAGAAAATTTAATGCCTAGAAGAAGCAATCAAATAGGACTGAAACTTTCATTTCCCTCAAAACATTATTTATTGTGTGATAATGATGGAGAATTTACTAAAGGGTGGTATGAAAAAGCTACTAATATAATGTCGGGATCGGATATAGCTTGCTTACGTAAATCAAGGTGGTTGCCTACTCATAAATTTACGACAATTACATCTATTAATGGTATTAAATGTCATCCGACAAGATATATTGGATCATTTTCTATAATGAACCACGAAACGAGAGGATTGTTAATAGATAATTTACGTGGATTATGGATAGGTAAACAAATAGGAGAAATAGCAATATCAAATCATAAGACTTGCATTCAAGTTGCAGATGGATATATATTAGATCAATCAGACAACGATATGGATAATCCTGAATACAGAGAGCAATATATTGAGTTATGGAAGAAAAAAAATAGACTTAATTCTTTTAACAGAAGGATTGAGATATTAAAAATAGAGCAAAACGCAGGAGATGTAATAGAGTTAAAACAACATTATAACAACACTGCTAAAATACATATCAACAAAGAAAAAGGTATTGTTATTAAAGAGATTATTTCTAATGAATATAAAGAACTTATAATAAGAGAAAAATATTGGTTAGGTATATTAAGCGATACTGGATTTGTTCCACAATTATTAGACCACATAAATAATAAATTAGTATTGGAATATTGTGGAGAAGTTCTTACAGAGGACAATGCTCCCAGAGATTTATATGAGCAATTATATAACATAAACATAGAACTATTAAAACATCACTGTTATTATAACGATTGGAAGAAAGGTAATGTATTAGTGAGAGAAGATAAAATATATTTAATAGATTTTGGATGGTGTCCTAAAATCATTGAAGATTATACGTGTGGAGCTGTAATTAATACCAATAGAATAAAGAAAAAAAGCGGAAATTATTTTACTAAAATTTTATAAAAATGTATATTACTAAAAAGAAATTCGAAGAGAAAGCTCAATCAATTGGAGGAAAACACTGGGCTACTTATGAAGACCGATGGGAATACTATCAAAAAACTATTAAACTAATTAAAGAACTAAAATTAAAACCAGAAGAAATATTAGAAATAGGAAGTGTTGGAATTAAGCTGATTGATGGTTCTGATGAATTGGATTACGATGCAAAACCTGTATGGCAAACATTTAATCCTACATATTATCATGATTTAAAATCTTTCCCTTATCCTATAAAAGATAAACAATATAAATTGGTTGTTGCTCTTAGAGTATTTCATCATTTACATGGATTGCAACATAAATGTTTTAAAGAAATATTTAGAATAACAGACAATTTTATTATGGCTATACCTTATTCAAAATATAATATAAAAGATGTTATTGAATGGGCTGGAAGTGATCCTGATCAAATATCACCATGTGTTGACACATCTACTCATATCTATTTTTGGAAAAACATATGACAAATATAAGGAAAGCAAAGCAATCAGATAAAAGATGGTTCTTAAAAACCTATAATCCTAAAGAAAACAGGTATTGGTTAGAAGATAATCAAATCCTTAGAAAAGAATGGTATAAATCATTAATTACCAGAGTATCTTCTTTATGGTTTATAATCTATAATGAAGAAGGAGAAAGAGTAGGATTATTCAATACATTTTTTAAAGGAAATAAATATCTTTTTGGGATTATCATATCTAAACAACACAGAAGAAAAGGATATGCTAGAGATACTATAAAAGATTTCCTTAAAATAACTGATAAGAATAAAATGGATGTATACTTAGAATGTTTCTCTGATAATCCTGCTATGAAGCTATATAAAAAATTAGGTTTTCAACAAACAAACACATTTAAAACAGTTAGAGGACGAAAGTTTGTTGAAATGAAACGAAAATCGTGTGAATAACTATTTATTTATACCCAAAACGGATAAAGAAATTTTTATTATATTTGTGGCATGATTAAGTATCTCGTAAATTATATTGTTTTTATTTTGCCGAAAGGCTAATTATATAACCAGGTGGAACTACGAGATACTTTATCCATCTGGTTTTTCCTATGTATATGGACGAGATATCCAAACCACCAGCATATGCGTAGTAAGATTGACCACTGGGGGGATTTGCACACAATAGGTCAAACGTGGCACTAAGAGACGAGCGGATATGTGTGACGGCTTGCTGTAAAGTCGGAAGTAGGTCTCAACCCAAAGGACGCAGCGTTTCACTTTGGGCACTATGCCGACGGGGCTCGTTTATACGAAGCAAGATTGGTATACGTGAGTTGAAAACCTTACAACACCTGTAGGGATTAACTTCTCACGTTCACTAACCTCAAAAGCTGATTACCAAAGCAATTAGTTAAATATATAATACTTAATATATAAATAATAACTAAATAATGGAACATATTAATAGACCTTATGTATACCTTATTACAGATTGTAGATATTATAAAATAGGGAAAAGTTTAAATCCATTTAAAAGACTAAAGCAATTGAGAACAGCAAATCCAAATTGCGAACTACTTGGATATTCTAAAAAATATACAGAAAAGACTTTGCATAAAAGATATAAGAAGTGGAAAGTTTCTGGCGAGTGGTATAATTTGCCTCAATATGAAGTGGAGCATATATTATTAGTTATGCGTTCACCTAAAAAGAAAAGAAGTCACGTAGAGTTTAAGAAAATGGAGATGTCTAATTATGTTGTGCCATATGGAGAATATAAAGGCAGAAAGTTAAATACAATGAATAGCGTTGACGAAATAAGGTATCTTAGAAAACAAATAAGAGAATTGCCAAGATTATGTGAAGAGTGGGTAATGTTTACAAGGTGGAATAAAGAATGGATTATTAATAATCCTGTTAAATAATTTGTTTTCAATAAAAAATATTCTTATCTCTACAACCAAATATGAAAGCGTCTGGCTTACATTCAGAAGATCGGTGGTTTGAATCCATCAGCAGGTACTATTTTTTTTAATATATTTGTTAATTTAAAATATTTTTATTATATTTGCAGTATGAAAAGATTTTGGTGTTTATATAGTTATTCGTTTTTGCTTTTCGCTATACAGGCGAGAGAATAGAATAATTGTATATATACTATAATTATTGTTTCCTCGCCAAAAGCGGGGATTTGTTGTTTTATGGCTCTGTGGTGGACGCGGCAATACACAACGGTTTTAAGCACCGTCTTTCGCGGGTTGGAGTCCCGCCAGAGCTACTAAGCCCATATGGCGGACGCGGGAATACGCGATAGTCTTAGGAACTATTTTTCACAGGTTCGAGTCCTGTTATGGGCACAATGGAAGGATCGACAGCGGCCTGTCAGGGAGTCTTGAAAACTCTTATGCGATGTAACAGTTGGGGGATCGACACCTCATCCTTCCGCAATTAGGGGTAGAACGGGTGGAAGCCTGGTCTGTAAAACCATTGCTCTGAAGTTCGATACTTCACTACCCCACAAAGGAAGATTGACTGAAAGGTAAGGTGCTGGTTTGCTAAACCAAGGCTAGGGTAATACCTAAACAGGCTCGATACCTGTATCTTCCGCAAATAGATGTGAGCCAAGGTGGTGATGTAGCCTCCAAAACTACAGAAGAGAGTTCGATCCTCGTACGGAGTACAAATTGCCCTATAGAATAATGGTAGTTCATCTGACTTTGGATCAGATAGTTCCAGTTCAAATCTGGATAGGGCATCAAAATAATTTTTATTAATTTTTATTATTAAATAATTTTTTGTATATTTGTAAAATACTTTAAAGGATTATGATTTCATTAGGTAGAAAAAATATGGTTAATATTGATCGTGGAGCAACGCTAAACGAACAGGAGGATTTATTTGTCTAAATGAATTAAATAAAAAGACTAAGAGCCCTCCAAGAAATTGAGAGGGCTCTTTTATTGGCGCATAGTATAATTGGTAAGTACGCAAGGCTGATGCCCCTGAAATCTAGGTTCAATCCCTAGTGTGCCAACAAAACAGCGGGGTGGATTGGAGAGGCTTCCAGCTCTGTCTCATAAGCAGAACGACACGGGTTCGACTCTCGTCACGACCTCTTATCATTTAATTAACATTCAGTTAATAATTTTCTTCTATACATTTATTTACTATATTTGAGCTATGAAAATAGCGATTATAATACTAGTATTAATGATTATCTCTTCAGGAGAAGAGAGAAAAAAAAAACTGTTGTAGACACAGAACTATTCAAGAAAGAACTTAATGAATCTATTTTAGAAGGATTTGGAGATATGCCTAAAGAATTTCTGTATTTTGTTAAATAATAGTATATTGTTTTTTTTATTATATTTGCCATAATTAAATTTATTATTAACTAAGTTCAAACGGACGTAAAAATTCAAAAGAATTATGGCACTTGTGACTGTAACCACCACTTATCGAAACGATAAGGTATCGGCAGAAACACTTTTATTAAACACAGCAAAGATCGTCGATTTTTATAGTAAAGATGTTTCAAACACAATTTTTTACTATAAAGAATTAGAAGATAGACGAGAAAAAACTATTAAGTACGAAACAGCATTAACTAATGCACAATTCGAAGCATTGTTCGATGAGGCGTTGTATGTAACTAGAATTGCATTACCCGTATTAGAGATTTATTCTCCATCGAAAAGGACATTTGCAGAAACGCTGAATGTAGCAGCAGGAGATATTATTAAGGCAAAAGACATTGATACAACTACTTCTTACTTATGGTTTGCTCGTGGAGCATTCCAGAAAGTAAAAGTAAAAGTAAATGCTACAATTGCAGAAATTGAAAGCGCTTCTAGCACATCAGATTCTATTTTATAGCAGCAAACTAATTTAATTAATTAAGGGACTAGACATTAATTTGTTTAGTCCTTTTGTTGTAAATAAAACTAACCAAACGATGAATATACAAGAGATAGACGGAAGCGTATTTAAGTATAATCCTACAAGCAAGAATGCTCTTAAACAACTTCAAAAGGATTATCCTGAATTTGGAGAGTCACATTTGAAGGCAGGGTTAGGAAGCAATTCTATAGAGTATGACTTAGAACCTTTTAGGGAGAATGTTCTTAAATACGTTATTCTCTTGTATGATAAAAATTCACCTTTATGGAGCACAATACAAGATTTTAATCATAGAAAGATAACAGCCTTACAAATGGCAGGGTTTAAAGTTCAACCTAATGGGCAATTCTCTGTAGAAGTACAACAAGGAATAATTATGGGAAAGAACTCTGTAGTAAATAATATGATTGTGAGATACGTGTTCTTATTTAACAATCCTAAGTTTGTTATGCTTGTAGGATTGTTACAGGTATATATAAATCTATTTACAAAAATACAAAGTTCTAGCCCTAAAAAAGAAGAGCTTCTAATGTTTAAGCAGACAGCAGAAGATATTGATAAACTAACTGCTGATATATTTGGGGGAAAAGAAAACCAAGAGTTAGAGAATACACTATACGAAGTTCTAAACATGAATAAGATGTTGTTTAGACCAGAACATGTAGCAGAAAGAATAGCTAACGGAGAAGAACCAACTAACGCTAAGCCTTATGAACAAAGCGCAAGCTAAAGTAAAATATCATGGTACAGAATATAGAAAATATGTAGATAAATATCAAGATGTAGACGAATACCAATGGTTAAATACAGATGATATAGACCTACATCCTATACGCACAAAG